GTAACTAACTAAATTTCAAATATTTCAAAGAACTCTTTTAGATTTTAATGGGACAACAATGTTTTTATTTCTTTCTTAAAAATACCCTATCTAAAAATAGTAGAAAATTTTGTGCTTTCGTGCAAGCCCTGTATTTTCGTTATTTATTACATTAATAATCAAATATTTATACGATGCACGATTTTTGTACGAAACCGTACAATCCGTACAAAAGTGCACAAAATCTTATTTTGTACGGAGCATTATAATTTCGTACTGAAAAGTACAGCATTTTGTACGGAAATAACAAGTTGATATTCAATGGATAATATGAACATTTAAGGAAGTAATGTACTATTGCACAAAAAAATAGTACGCATTCACAAAGGGGTATTTGAATTAAACACATTTTTTATTGCCAAAGAAGTATTATTCAGTTCTTTTTTGTATATTAGCTCCACACCTAAACCACTATGATTTATATGATTACTACTAAGATTGAAGTTCCCCCACATCTTAAGGAGTATCTGATCGGAAAGTTCTGTAATATGCAGGACTCTCCGATTCATTTCCCAGACAAGACTGATATCTATCACATAATCTATGATCTGCTTGAACGCCGCCCAATCAATATACCGCCTATTGATCAGGGTAATCTTGAGATTTATCTTCCAGAACGCAGTACAGGCAAAAATCCCAAGACCTACAACTATTTAGGAAAACGCTCACAAGTTATTCTTGTTAGAAAAATCGACCGGATGTTGTGGGCAGAAGTACATGATTTCCTGGACGAGCAGAAACACAGCTACGGAATTACATACATTAATGGAATACATAATTTCATGACAATGTATGGGATTGACTCCATCACGGAAGATGCGTTCAAGAAGAACTACTACCGATGGAGAGCTGATATTCGTCGGAAAGAGAAAAAAAGGGGCTATAATCGCCTAAAAAAATAACCTAGCAAGTGTAGTTAAATGTCCCTTTTTTGTTCGAAAAGTGTTCTAAAAATGTGTACTAATTGAAAATCAATAAATTATGAGAGAAATCAACAATATGGGAGGCATATTATTCGCTGATATCCTATACAAAAATGAAATATCCCTATTTGCTGTTCATCAGAATACAGCATGTATCCAGATTATAAAGGGACATGACTGGCATCGTCTCCCTACAGTGGGTATCATTGAATCTCCTACTGTTACCTCGAACGAATCAGCGGCAGGAATTACATATAAACATTCAGCAGCAATTAAACTTCCCCAAACATTGTTTGCTCCTGAAGCAGCAAATGATTTACGTAACAGAATAACAGAAGGGTGCATTTTGCGTTGTCAGGATCCTGCCGGAGACAAATATATATACGGAACCGGCACATATTTACTATTCGGAGAACTAACCAAGGTTATCGGCAAAAAAGTCACTGATTTTACAGGGTATGAACTCAAATTATCAGGGACTTCACAATATCCTCTTTTACAGTATTACAGCCTGTAATCCGTCCTTCCATAGGCTTCTCAATAAATGTATCATTGCACCAAAATAAGTGCAATGAGCCAAAAACGTATTATTCTTTCTGATTCATCACTCAACTGCTACGGCTATCGGGTTCTTACTTCCGGAATGTCAATCGAAGCATTTAAGAAGAACCCTATCATGCTATATATGCATTTCCGCGATGAAGGTTCACCCTATTGGGGGGACTACAAAGCTATCGGCCATTGGGAGGATATACAACTTAACGGTGACGAACTTTCTGCCATTCCTATTTTTGACAAAGTTGATGATTTATCAAAAGAAATTGCCGCAAAATACGAAGCAGGGACTTTCAATGCCGCAAGTGTGGGTATTAAAATCATAGCTACATCAGCAAACAAAGATGTTCTGTTACCTGGTCAAACCAGAGAAACTGTCACTGAATGCGAGTTGAGAGAAGCATCGATTGTAGATATTCCCGCCAACTCCAATGCCGTTCGTCTTTATGACCGTTCCACATCCGTTCTCCTGGCAGCGGGTATGGACACGCATATCGTGCCAGAATTATCCAATCATACATCTAAAAATAAAATGAATCTCAAAGCAACATGGCCGGCTTTTCTCTCTTTTTTCAAAATCAATAAGGAAGATGCAGAAAATACCGAGTTATCAGCAGAAAGATTGGATTCATTACATGGTGAATTCAATCGTTTGAAGAGTGAACACACTTCACTGGTAGAGGCAAAGAAAGACGTAGATGAAAAGTTTGCATCTTCTGTCACAGAAATCAAAACCCTGAAATCAAGCATAGAAAGCAAAGATCAGGAGATTTTGCAACTCAAAAATGAAAGTACCCAGAAGGATGATGAAATCACCCAACTTAAAGAACAGATAAACAACCTGAAGCAAGTTCCTGCACCCGGATCTAACGGACTCTCTCCGCAATCAGAACCAGGAGCAAGTGAAACTAAGGATGATTTATCCACCTTCTGCGAAAAAAATCCCGGAGATTATCAGGCCATCACCGAACGTCTGAAACAAGACGGTCTCCTTTAATTTTAGTAACCACACCCTTAACTATTAAAAATTATATCTACTCCCAAATTAATAGACGTATCTAAATTAAACCAAACTCTTGTTACTTATGACAAGGGTCTTCGTGCTCTTCCTTTCGCAACTTTGCAGGAAGTAGCAGCTATACTGGGACTAAATGTCATGGATCTGCAAGGCAAACACGCATTGATCAATGAACGTCGTCGTGCCGGTGGTACCCAGTCTTACAAAATTGGTAAGGATTTCCGCCTTACTGACAAACTGCTTGGCTATGAACCTTCAGTTATCGAACCCAAAGATGTAGTCTGCATCACTAAGGAAAACTCTCAAAAGTATGATGACGGTGAACTACTGATTGTAGGAGGCGAACCGGTTAGCAACATTAACAAAAAACATCCACTGGAAACGCGTGTCGCTTTCACGTTAGTAAAATCACACATTGAAGATGTCGTATATGTACTCTATCATGCCGAACGTGACGAAGACTCTTCCTCACCGTCCGGAGCATTTGACGGTCTCTTCACTAAGATCGATATGCTGATTACCGGTGGTGATGTTAACGCAGCTCGCGGCAACTTCGCCCAATCAGGTCTTTTTGTTACCCCGACATCTGACACAGACTATGCAGCATACGAAAATCTAGTTGAATGGATTGGAGGAGCAAATACATACCTGCGTTCATCCAAGTCAGGTATTCCTCAATTACAATGTGCGGAAACAGTATTGAAAGCAGCACGTGCAGCTTTGCGCAACAAACTACGTATGCAGGAATATCCATCCATGCAACGCATGATTGAATTGCTCCGTGAAGATGCAATGTGTCCAGCATTGGAAATCGTATCTCATGAAGCACTTGGACAAGGTTCACGTCTGGTATTACAAAAGAAAGGAAATATGGACGTCGCATTCAACACACAGGCAGCAACCAAATTCTGCCAAATCCGCGATATCTACGAAGATCCGAACGAATGGCAATTCTGGTTACAAACCGGATATGACACTCGTATTCGTGACTGGCATGAAAAGGCCTTCCGCTGTAATGAGCAAAAGAATGAATCACTTGATTTGGCCGGTGATTATTGTAAAACCGGAGCTATTCAAGTGGATATTACCGGAGCCGACAACGGCACTTGGAGCATTCAAGGGAAAGCAGCCAGCCGCACTAATGGACAATGTATTTTGGGACTGGCTCCTGGCAATTATACTATTGAATTCAATGCTGTGGACGGTAAAAACAAACCGGCTAACAAACAAGTAACAGTAGTAGCGGGAGAAGTGGTAACCGCAACCGGAACCTACTCTTAATCTTCAATAACTAAAGAGTGGTCATGTTTGGCCACTCCTATTTATTTATTCTAAACTTTTATACAAATGAAAAAATACATTTATTTGATTCTCTGCGTTTTATTTGTAGCTTTGGTTATTACAGTCCCCGAACTGCATTCGCAGACGTGCCATCTCAATGGAGATACTTTAATCATGATGGCTGCCGGTCCCGCATTCGCTCCATTAAAATGGGAAGTTGGTCAAAACAACATGGGAGGTTATAAGGGAATGTTGCTTTTTGTTCCTTTTAATGCTCCTGAGACTGTTCCAACCGTACCGGATCCATCAAAAGCAACCAGTAACGAAGAATTAATAACGGCAGCCGGATCATTTACGTTTCCAGCTGAAGGAACTTACAAACAACCTATTTACCTATACAGTACCGAAGCAACCGTTGAATATAAAGCAGAACAGCAAGGAGAAGCCGACGGTATCAGCTATAAATGTACGCTCGGTTTCTTTTTCCCTGGCAATACTCCAGGAATGCACGCATTCAATGCACTAATCAAAAACACTCCAGGATATTATATCTTTGAAGATGCAGATGGCAAACAAATGATCCTGGGGCAACCCGGCTTGTATGCAACCACCGCACCATCTTTCAACGGAGGTAAAGCAAGAGCCGATCGTCGTGGTACCACTTACACAGCTACCGTAGACTCCAATTATTCAGCCATCTTCCTACAAACACCAATTGACATGGAAGTCATAGCAGGATTAAAACCCGCACCATCTCCAAGTGTATGACCAGACAAGAACAATTGACTCAATGGTTAGGCGACCGTCAGCGCAAATACGCTGACGGTATAGTTCTTTTCGAGGCACTCGCAAAGGAACCAGCCAAGAAAAGGTTCTCTGCTTATTTTGCAAAAGCTCCAGAAGCTCCACATATCTTCGATCCACATTTTACACAACTCGTCAATAGTCTCACGAAGATTGACAAGGAAATCAAATTTTCTCCTGCTATCTACCCGGCAGCAATGGAGGAAATAATCGTAGTAAAAACGATGAGTGATGACGAACGGAAAGAAGCGATCGAAAGCAAGAAACTGGAAATGATCAATCTGGAGACAGTAATCACTGATATCCAATCTCGCGTTGACGAACTAGAAAGCGACAATGAAAATCATGCGGAAGAATTAGTCTCCCTTCAGGAACAATTCGAAGAAAAAATGTCTGAACTCACAGAACTACGTAATGAGATCAACGCCTTAAGTACACCAGGCGTTAAAATCATTACCGAAGAGTCACTCAATCCATCCATTCGCAAGGCCTACAATCGTATCAAGGAGATCGCCCCATTATATGCAAGCCTGCATAATGATGTCGCAAATCCGGAACTTCCTGTAGAAGAACGACAACCGATAGCTGAAGAACTATGCAAGCTCGACGACGAACGACGCAAGCTATGGAAACAGATTGACTCCTGGGCTGAAGGAAAAGGAAATCTGCAATTAGAAGAAAAGAGACCGGAATTCAGTGAAAACAGCATTGTGCGTGGTATTGAAATAGCCCGTCAAATCAAACGTTTGAAGAACAACATATCCAACAGTAAAGCAGCTGCTGACCGTGCTCAAAAAGATGGAAAACAAACCGTTATGCAAAATGCTTTAGACCGTATTGAGAAGTATCAGACAGAACTTGCCACATTGGAGGCTGAAATAGCACTAACACAAGGTGAAAAGATTTCAGGATAACTTTCCACTTGCATTGTGTCCAGATTCTATTGAACCGTTTATGCACAAGGGAGACTGGGCAATACATGAAGTATTGCCCTCTCTTTTATCTGCGATCGGCCCAGCAAAAGTGAAGATCATGACATTCAGTATCTCTGAAGATAGCCTACGCCCTCTTTTTTTTCTCGCTGACGAAAGAAAAATAGAAAGCCTGACACTTCTACTGGATATGACAGTAAAACGTCATAAACTCGATCTATTACTGTTTGCCTCAAATATTAGTCCGTCCATCCGAATTGATTCATGTCATGCCAAACTATTATTAGTCGAGAATAGGCAACATAAATTCGGGATTGCCGGATCTGCAAACCTTAATCAAAACCACCGATGGGAAAATGGTTTCTATTTTACCTCCGGAAAACATTACGAATACTTCTCACAAATGTTTAACCAAGCGTATGAAAATGCCATTCGCTATGATATATTAGAATGATGACCTTATCCGAAGAAGTTCTGCAACAGATAAAAGAAATGTCTTCCGCCCTCTTACCACCGGGGGAAATTGCCATTTTATTGAATATCCCAGTTGACCAACGGGACTTCTTCTGTGATATTTGCAAAAATCATCATAGTTCGCCTATCTATACTGCTTATCACCAGGGAAGACTTCAGACCAAGCTCAACCTCCGGAAAACAGTCATCAAACTAGCTATCGCCGGCAGTCCTGCAGCTGAACCACTGGCCGATAAATACATGAAAGAACAAAGTATTAATGAATAATGCCAAAGAAAGATCCCACATACGAACGAATTGAACGTGCTTTATTCAAAGACAAAGATGAAGCAACAACTCTCCTTTCACCCAGAGAAATGGAGATTAAGAAACGTATGATGTTGTGCGTAAGCAAAAAAATGGAAGAGCCACTAATTCCAGATACAGAACTGGTTAACTTTCTACTACACGGCTGTGGAGGAAATACGGAACCGGTCTCCCAATCGCAAGCCTACCGTGACATAGGCATGATTAACCGCCTAGTAGGAAACATACAACTTGCAGCCAAAGCCTGGTACCGGTATATGATTGTCGAAGGTGGAAAAAAGGCTTTTAATATGGCAATGGACAAAGAAGATGCAAAGGGAGCTGCTGCTGCATTGGATAAAATAGGCAAATATACACGTTCTGACAAGGAAGATGAAAAATTCGATTACTCGCAACTGGTACCTCCATCCTTTGAACCTTCAGATGATGTCACATTACTGGAGGGGCTCGAACCGATAGAGAATCTTGAAGAAGAACGAATAAGAATGCGCAGTATGTTTAAAGGAATGTTAAACAAGAAAGCAGTGGACACTCATCCCATTGAAGAGGAGGAAGAAGAATGAACACGCAAATCTCTCCTGTTCTATCCGCCTATGAACTAAGAAGAAAGCAGAATGAAGTCGTAGACAAATTCTTTAATAGAATGCAACGACAGGCAATGGCCATCAACGCACATGACGAATATATAGTCGCATCACGTGGTACCGGTAAATCGGAAGGAATTGATGCACGCATCATCCTACGGAATGTGTGGGAAATGCCAGGTTCTTTGGGTGGACTTATCTCTCCCAGCTATGCAAAAGCTTGGGGAAATACACTGCCGGCCATTTGCAAAGCACTTGCCGAATGGGGATACATACAAGGCATTCATTATGTTGTTGGTCACAAAGCTCCGGAAAGCATGGGATTCGGCAAACCAGTACGTCCAGTATTAGCTGATGGTTGGAATAATGCTTTCCATTTTTGGAATGGTACCGTCATGGTGATTCTTTCCTTTAACCAGGGAATGTCTGCAAACTCTATGTCACTTGATTGGGTGATAGGCCCTGAAGCAAAGTTCCTCAATTACGAAAAAATAAAGAGCGAAGTAGATCCCGCCAATCGTGGTAACCGGCAATATTTTGGAGACTGTCCTCACCATCACAGCGTCAGCTACTCTACAGATATGCCTACCGCTTCAATGGGGAAATGGATCTTGGATAAGATAGATGAAATGTCGCTGACACATATCAACCTGATCCGAAACCTATATAAAAAAGTGCAGGAATATAAACGTAAGCCACTGACAGACCATGTGGTGCGCATGATTAAAGAATACCAGCATGATTTAGACTTGGCACGAAAATATCAACCACCTATTAAGCCACAACAGGGGAAGACTAAAGAATATACAGTTTTCTATGGTGAATATGACGTGTTTGATAACCTGGAAGTACTCGGAGAAGATTTCATCTGGCAAATGTATCGCAACTCTCCACCTCTTATTTGGCGTACAGCATTTATGAATGAACGTTTATTCCGGGTGCAAAACGGGTTCTATTCAGCTTTAGATGATAATATTCATTTCTACACACCCGGTGATAATGGACGGCTCCGGGATCTTGGCAGTAACTGGAGTAAATTAACAGCTTGCGGCTGTCTAGGCGACGGTGATCTTGACTTCTCTAAAGAACTGCATCTGGCATTCGACTCCAATGCCTCCATATCGACAGCTATTATCGGCCAGTTGGATAATCATACTATGCGTGTACTCAAATCTTTTTATGTCAAAACACCAAGCAAACTACAGGATCTAGTCAAAATGATAGCCGATTACTACCGACCAAAACTAAACCGTGATGTAGTGGTCTATTATGACCACACTTTTACTTGGGAATCCGGATCATCAACCGAAACTTACGCAGATATCATCGAACGTGTATTCAAAGAAAACGGATATAAAGTTACAATGGTATATGTCGGCCAAGCTCCTAAACATGAATGGAAACATCTGAATATCGACCTAACCTTGAAAGGAGATCCGCAATTCCTTTGGATCCAAATAAACCTGTATCAAAATGAGTTTTTGAAGATCGCAATGGAACAGACTGGAATTAAACAAGGAAAGAACGGATTTGAAAAAGATAAAACGCCTGAAGGAACACCCGATACTCCCGACAATCCAGACGAATACAAAACACACATTACAGATGCCTTTGATACGTTATGGCTAGGGATGAACTTCTATTTCACTATACCGGGAACAAGTACTGGTGGTATATTCTTCTTAAACAATAAATAAAAAAGGTAGGCTTGATAAGCCTACCCTTAATTGAATCATTTTATTTATTACAAATTTTGAATAATCAAATTTGCATCAATATTAAGGTCTGTATATAACTTTTTAGCCAACGACACAGAAATTTTTCTTTTTCCATTCATTATTTGACTAAATACAGACTCATTTACCCCCAATAATTCCGCTGCATCCTTACGTTTTAAATTTCGACTATAAAAATAGTCTTCCATACATTGAATAAGCGGATTTTTCACTCTCAAAGGCAGAATATTCAAATAATTATCTTCATATTCTGCGCTTAGTTTAGCAAGACGGGATATTTCACGAACATATTCATTATCTTCTCCCGGCTCCAGCAATCCTTTTTTTGTTGCTTCTTTAATTAATACATCCATACGAGAACGTATTTCATCATACTGTTCTCGTGTTGTGATACAGTTGATGTTTTTGTCTGCCATAATTATTTTTATTAAGTTGGTTAGTCCAATTCAACTAACTGCTCGGAGAGTCAAATCTCCGAGCAATCTATTTTATCATATTCCTCGTGAGTACCTACAAACCTTAGTTCCATTACTCCACCGATGAATAATACAACAGCCACAATCCTATATTTGTTCCCTCCTATATTAAACACATATCTACCATTCTTCACGTAGTCTGCCGAAGGAAATGTGGCTTTCACATCATTATGACTTTGCCAGACAGCTTCCGCCACCTTCTCAACCCAAGCATTCAACGGTTTAACCGCCTGCGAATGCTTCCTTACAAAGTCACTTAACAACAATTTATTAGATAATATCATCTCAAATCTTATTATATCGTTGCAAATATACAAATTAATTTGCAATATTGCAAATTAATTTTCAAAAAAGAATATGAATCAACATCGTAGATCTTATATAAGCCCCAAATAACAATAAACAATCATTGCACCAGCTAATACTTCCATCCCCATTCACAGTAACCAATTCGTTCCACCACTGTGGAACTTAAAGTCAACAATGGTTTCCCTTTCGTTCGACCTAGGTGGAACGAAAAGGAAACAGATATGGAACGAACTAAGATTTCTTAATGAATCGCTTTTCTATTACCATGTAATTCTTTAGCCATCTCAATTACATACCATATCAACACATAGATTATTTCAAACTCAAAAAAATCATATTCATTTTGTCTATTCAAAAAGAATCACCATCTTTGCAATGTCTTCCATTTGGTTCAGGCGAGTAGGCTCGCCATAATTGCTGCGGGCATTTTTTATGCCCATAGTATAAAATATAGTTCCGTCCCGTGTGGAGCGTTAATGCGCCCACTGCCTGAATCAGGTGGAAGACAACGGGGAGCGGAACTTTTTTATTCCCTCTCCTTCAATTAATCAACATATTGTTTCATTTTAAATTGTCTTCCAAAATGAAAAAGAAAAACCAAAGCGCAAACGGACGCTACATATCCGTAGAAAAGCTTCAGAAAGCACTTTCCAACATTGAAATTAATGAGAAAAAGAATGATTTATTTTGCTCATTAAAAAAGATTCACCATCTTTGTAGCGATCTCCATTTGAAACAGGCGAGTAGGCTCGCCAATTATTCGCTGCGGGCATTTTTTATGTCCATAGCCCATGATATAGTTCCGACCCCCGTGTGGAGCGTTAATGCGCCCACTGCCTGTTTCAGGTGGAGATCAACGGGAAAGCGGAACTTTTTTGTTCCCTTCCCGTATTTAATCAACATATTATTTCATTTTAAATGATCTCCAAAATGAAAAAGAAAAACCAAAGCGCAAACGGACGCTACATATCCGTAGAAAAGCTTCAGCAAGCTCTTTCCAACATTTGCCTTGAAGTAGCAGAAGGTAACGAACGTCTCCGAGTGAATAAATCGCACAGAGGTATTGTAATCCACGCCAATGGAGGCACAGTCAATATTACATTTAATGGAAAAGGAGGCGAGCTATGAAGGAATATGTAGAACGAATTATCCCTTCGCAATGCCGCATTATAGACAATAAGTCAGGTTTCATTCATATAGAGGGAGAATCCGCCATTTTTGATATGAACGGAGTTTACATAGGGACAGCAGAATCAACAATAGGTTCTATCAGAGAAAACTGCATAGATGCTGTAATTGAAACGCTAACCAATTACAAGAAAAAGATTATTGCTAATCAAGATAAAAAATTCTCTTGTAAAATTATTAAATTTGATTTCAACAATAAGATAAAAAAAGTGAGTCAACGATGAGCCTTTATCAACACAATATTCAAAATGCAGAAAAGAAAGCTGTATGGCTATCTGTACGTTATGCATTCAATCAATTCAAATTCAACAGCAATGAACAGAGAACAAGCTCTAAAACTCGTAACTAAGCTGCTCAATCCAAATACTCCCGCTGACGAAAGACAACGGGCGGCAGCACAACTTCAAGAACTAATCAAAATTCTATTGCCGGAATAATCATTAGTTTCTTCATTAAGAAGCACAGGTTATCACATACCTGTGCTTTTTTCTTGTCTCATGCAATTCCCACAACAAAATTCAGAAAATTCTGATTATCAAATGAAGCAGTTGAATAAAGGGGAAAAATTTCCCCTTTATCTGTCGCAAGACCACGCACCGCCCTGAAAAAAAGTTTCGACCTAAAGTTTTTCAATTTCCCTTATATGCTGCACCTTAAAAAATGTAAAGAAAATTTATTTTACCAAAATCGGCTCTCCTCCCTGTCCTTTATCGCCTGCCATACACCTGATACCTTTGCTTAAAAAGAAGGTCATGAACGATGTCATTACACAAAACCTACTCACATTCTTGCTTGGTGGTGGTCTCTTGTCATCCATCACTGGAGTTATTACGCTCAAATACACCAAGAAGCAAGCAGAAGCCAAAGCTCTTAGTTCCGTACAAGATGTATATCAGGAACTAATCGCTGACCTGCGAGCTGACAAGGAGGCTATGAAAAAAGAGAAAATAGAAAGCGAAACAAAATGGACTTACCGTATAGAAAAGCTGGAAAGCAACCAGCTATCCCAAGATAAAAAGATAGCAGAAAACGAAAAAGAAATAGCTGATCTTAAACGATTCAAATGTGTAAACCTAACGTGTAACAACCGTAAACAATGAAACATCATGCACACACTCTCATCTATCTTGCTTGCCTTGCTATTGCCTGGCTACTGTGTAGTTGCCGTAGTACTCTTCAAAACAATCGTAGTACTCAAGAACAAAGCAATCTTTCTATCACAGATTCCGCACTGCGAATTAGAACCGAAGATACCTACTCACGATTCAACCTCAACCAAGAACAAACGGGTAAAGACTGGAAAGTTAAAGTTAACTTCGACACAACGAAATCAGCAGACCCATCTACCGGACTACCCCCAATATCGAATATCGAGATTGAAGGGAGCAAGACAACGATCAAAACTTTGCTTCAGAAAGATGACACTACACGTATATCTGATAAACAGGAAACAACGACTGACGTCACGTTTCAGCAAAACAAACAATCCGAATCCCAAAAGAATGCCAGCGGTTCTATCGCGGACGGAATTGATGATGGATTCAAGTATGGCTTAATCATTGGTATCCCAATATTACTAATCATTCTCATACTACCTTTTTATGCAAAGTATAGACAAAAGAATCCATCAAAGTAAGATATGGAAACTCATGGAGCGTAGACAAAACGGTAAGCCTATCGAATTCTCCATTGAATTCTGTAAAAAGAGCACAGGCGAACTTGTCACCTACGATCGTGCAGTATTGACCTCATTCCATAGTAGTGGAAGCACTATTAACGTATTACCTGCCGGAGAAGCTACTCCGAGAAAAATCCGCCGATGCCTTATCACCAAATTCAACAATCTCAAAGTATATTTCTAATGAAGCAACAACAACCCTCAATCAATCTTATAATGAAAGGCTATGATACTTATGCCGTCTTAAAAGGTGGAAAGAATGTTATCAAATTCAGTGATAACAGTGATATCGCCACTGATAAGAATCCTACACCTATCGAAGTAGCTCCCAAAGGAGAAAAGAATCCAATCAAATGGATACCACGCGGACGAAATAATCATATGCCTTATGACATCATGAAAAAAATCGGTACCAACGTCACCATAGGCAGCAATATCGAATTCAAGAATAAAGTTGTATTCGGTGATAGCATACTCGTCTATCGGAAATACCGGGACCCTAAAACGAGGAAAATAGTCAAAGAGGAAGTTCTTCCGTACGAGCAGCCGGAAATTTTTGAATTCCTTGAAAACAACAACTTCAATTTTGTCCGTATGGAGCTGGCAAACGATCTGGTTATATTCTATGACGGCTACCTGGAGTATATATTCAACAATGACAATAAATCCCCCAAACTCGTACAAATCAAAGCTAAGGAGTCCACTTGTTCCAGGATCAGTGAAATTGACGAAAAGACTGGTAAAAGCGAATGGCACGGTTATTCTGCAGAATGGCATACCGGTACACCAACAGATTTGATTGCCACTCCCCTGCTCGATCGGCAGACTCCACTACTCGACCTCAAAATGAGAATGGGACTTGCTCCCAATGACAAAGGAGAGAAAATTGTAGGAAAAGAACGGAGATTTATCCATAACCTCCGCATCTCTACACCCGGACGGTTTTATTATAGTCATCCATATTGGTGGAGTGTTTTTGCATCCGGCTGGTATGATTTCTCCAGTGCAATCCCTGTTTTCAAAAAATCATTGATTAAAAATCAAATGGCACTGCGGTACATTGTGTATATTCAAGAGCCTTTTTGGGAAAAGTTATTTGCATCTGAAGGCATAGTCAAAGATGACGAGAAGAAAGCACGCAAAGAAAAGTTCCTGAAGGATATGAATGATTTTCTTGCCGGTGAAGAAAATGCCGGCAAAGGCTTTGTCTCTCACTTTCGCTACGATCGTGTAAAAGGCTTTGAAGAAAAAGACATCATTATTACTCCACTCGAATCTTTCTTCAAAGGTGGTGAGTATATTGAAGACAGCGAAGAGGTCAGCAATATGATCTGTTACGGTATGGGCGTACATCCTTCGATAATCGGATCCGCACCAGGTAAGGGAAAAAGTATCAATGGTACCGAAGCACGGGAGTTATTTATCATAGAACAGGCACTCATGAAGATGTATCAGGATACAACATTGGAACCTCTCTACTTTGCAAAAGCCATGAATAACTGGCCTAAAGATATTTATTTCTCGGTGACTAATTGTCAACTTACCACGCTGGACCAAGGTACCGGAGCGACAAAGAATACAGGTTTAACCCCAGAAACAGAATAAAATGAACGCACTAATCCCCGACATCGACACCCTCAAAAAGGTAGTAAAGATCAACTCCTCACTGCCTTACGAATCAATCGAACCATACATCGAAGATGCACTGGATATATACATCAAACCGTATATCGGTAAAGCAACGATCAGTAAAGCTCATGAAGACAAAGGATCTGACTTATACAACAAACTACTGCGTGCCCTCGGCCCATTAACCCTGATGCTCGCATCTGATGAACTGGGTGTTATGTTCGGTGATGCCGGTATCACAGTAAGTAACGTGCAGGGACAGCGTTCTCCTGCCAGTGACACTAAGATCGCAGCAGCAAAAAAGAATCTCTGTTTTCGCGGAATGCAAGCACTTGACCGGCTAATATCATACCTGGAGGAAAACAAAAAGGATTATCCTGATTATGTTATCGATAATATACCCCGTTTTTGCTTCATTCGTAATGCAGCAGAGTTCCAGGATCTCGGTATGGTAGACATTGATTATTCTATCCTATCTTATCGTATCATGTTCCCTACCATTCGTCAACTTCAAGAACACAACATTCGAGAAATGATAACGGATAAAGTCTATGACATACTCAAAGAAGCTCTTTCAGAAAATCCCGAAACGCCCAAACAACAAGTACTTATTGACTATATCATCCGCTACTTAGCCAATAAAACTGCCGAATTATATACCTCACAGAAAACAACCGAACAACATGTAGCCGGCAGAACGATCGAATATACTCCCACTATTCGACCAATCTATCAGGATCCGGACGCAAACGGCAATTTTTTTGCAGACCAGGCAACTTATTATTCAGGGAAAATACACACTTATCTGGCCGAAAATGCGGAAGAACTGGGAATTGAAACAACGTCACAAGCTATTGACTTCAATTCTAAAGAAAAGAAACTATTCACCTCAATATCGTAACACTATGCATACTATACAAATTAAAGATGATACATACACACTTCCAGGAAGTTGGAACGAACTCACCCCGAAACAGCTTCTTTATCTAGTCAAACTCACAAAGTCAGATATACCGGTAGAACAAGTTAAGGTATACATGATGCTTTATTGCCTGAAAGCTCATGTATGCCGGCATAAGAAAATATTTAAAGAGTATGTACGTATCAGAATTTGGCAAGAAAGTCCAACAGTCCGCTTCTATGTCCGTCGCCATAGCTATCTTCTTCATCCGGAAAAAGTATCAATGCTTGCCAACTTGTTTGACTTCCTTATTTGTTCAGAAGAAGATAGTTCATTGCCCATGCGCAAATACTATCACCTGACACCGGATCTGACAACCAACCCATATCCAACCATCCATTGCCAACTTTGGAAATTCATCGGTCCAGAAGATCAGTTGCTTGATATTACCTTTGAACAATTCATGTATCTACAGACCTATCTTGATGCAATGCATTCAGATCCAACGAAGATTGACCACCTACTAGCCTGTTTGTGGCATCGTAATAAGGTATTCGACATTAATCAATTAGACAAAGATGCAGCCATTCTTCACCATCTTCCTGAAGACAAAAAAATACTCATGTATTGGTATATTTTAGGAAGTCTGTCATGTATGGCCAATTCCTATCCGCGTATTTTTTCAGGAGAGGGAAAGGGTAGTTACGGTCGCGTATTCGACGCACAGCTCCGCCTTCTTGATTCCCTGGCACAGTCCGACATGACTAAAAAGCCGGAAATCCGAAAAGGTCTTTTACTTGATGCCCTGTATTCGATGGACGAATCGATCAGACGTAAAGAGGAAACCGAAGAAAGTCTAAGAAACAGATAAAAGTTTGTTAGTAGCAAACAAATAAACAACAAAAAGTTTGTTAGTAGCAAACTTTTCTATATATTTGCAGTGTCAAACAAACGCGGGTGACGTCCGCATAAGTTCTTTTATATTATGGAACAATTGTTCGAGGCTATCCTAAAGATAGCAGATGCGAATCCTGACGGATTCACGGTTGACCTCACAACCTTAAAAAAGGTCACAAAAGGTATTTCAGTCGCCTATCTTGAAACCCAAGACTGTTTCGGAGAAGAAGGATTGAAAAGAGTTCTTAATCATGCTTTGATGCACGAAAAGAAAGTCGGTGGATGGCTTAACGAAGAAAACAATCAGTTTTATTTCGACTCCATCAAGATTTTCACCAACCTTGAAGAAGCCAAGCAATTCGGGCGTGAAAACAAACAGATTGCAATTTTCGACATCGGGCAAATGAGACTCATCAAATTGTGATCCGGAGGGGCAAAAGCCCCTCCATTACAAAGTATATTGCATTATTAAATACCCGATTATCAAATCGTAAATTGATGAATTATGAAGAATTTAGACTTACTACCTCTCTCTGCCGAGAGTAAAAAGCGAATCGACGAATTCGCAAAGCAGTATCAACGTTATGGACATATATCCATAGAAGTAGTCTCTTACTCCGATAGCCGATTAATCATTCGTGCGGAGCAAAAAGACTTAGTGAATGACAAGTTCCTTACTAAAAAGGAACTAACCGAACGTGTACGAGAAATGTTTAAGGGAGAAATCCCGGATGATTGGAAGCTGACTGTATCGGCTGTAAACTTTGACCGTAAAGATATTGATGGCATTACCGTTGACTGGATTAAGAAGCGCATGGAAAAGCTCGGATTAAAAAGTAAACACCTAAGCAACTATACAGGTATCGACAAATGCACTGTATCCTCTCTTCTATCCGGTGATAAAGAGCTAACTAAATGGCATAAGGTAGCCCTCTACTACTTCTTTAAATATTATGAAGTAGCTAACTTCTAAGCATAAATAGATATTGAGACAGGAAAGCGGAGTAAAAAACTCCGCTTTCTTTTGCTAAATATGAAAAAGTTTGTACCTTAGCCCTAGCCAAATAATTATATAAAAATATGAATCCCTTTTCATCGTGTAATCTGTAAAATCAGATTAAGGTCTCTATATAAACCTTTTGGCGCACGATGATAAGGGATTCGCCCGTTTGATTATGATAGATATAGACTTTAGTACTGATTTTCCGTCAGAGAACGCTCCTGAAGACACTTTTTACGGAAGTCCGAGTAGTTCTACAGATGATCCAGCTTCATTGCCGGACATCACTAGCGACACACCACTTCTAACGAATGGTATGGATATAGGTGACCTAATTAATAAATAGCAAATGCTATTAAAAAGGAAGTGACAGCCACAAAAGAGCCGAATATCAGAAATGCAAGAGAGCGTTTAGTATATTCGACTCTTTTTTTATTCATTGCATCCTGTGCAGTTATTTTCTGTTGAAGTACAACCAATTCATCACTAACGACTTGCTTCTTTTGATCAGTATCTTTCCCCTTAAAATAGGCTATATATTGTGGTATCGTAAACTTATCTGGGTCTTTTCCCGGTGAGAAAAAAGAATGCGGTTTAATGACTTTATAAATATACCCTATAGAAATAGAAGTGAAAACAACAATAGATAAACATCCGGCTGTCAAAGCTGCATCATCGTTTACATTTAAGTGCGTGAGAATATACCCTATGGAAGCTGTCAAGATAGCGAAATAGGTAGCAAACAATGTATATCCCCTCTCTGTAATAAGCGATTCCACACGAACAAGGTCATTATGTCGTGTCGTTGCCTGTTCATAGTACCATTCTATAAGAGATAAATCTATTACTTCTAATTGTTCTGTAGTGAGTCTTTCCATTGTCTATCAAATTTTGAGCTAAAATACATTATTCTATTGGCATTACAAATATATTACCACTATCTTTGTTGCTGTAATAAATAAAACTATAATCTATGAAATGCAAACTTGATAAATTAGAAATACCAGCTGATCAACCTTTCAAGAATTGTAAACTGGATCGGGAGAAGTATGCAGAAATACTTAAAACAATCATTACTACATATGAAAAAGGTTTCGTCTTGGCTATAAATGGCAGATGGGGAACAGGCAAAACCACATTTGTAGAAATGTGGAAAGCATATCTTGAATTAGATAATTTCCACACATTGTATTTTAATGCCTGGGAGAATGATTTCATATCAGATCCTCTTGTAGGATTACTTGGGGAACTAAAAAAAATAAATCCACAAGAAAAAACCAAAGCAGCACTAACATCAGCTATAAATACAGCCGGAAAAATAGTATTGAAAGCGGCTCCCGCAATGTTCAAAGGAGTAGTAAAGAAATATGCAGGTGAAGATATAGTCAACATATTTTATGATGGAATTGAAGAAGGTGCTTCAATGTTGAAAAAAGAAATAGAAAATTATGAAAGCCAAAAATATAGCCTAAAACAATTTCGGGAAGAACTCGAAAAATATGTTGATGAAATCTGTGACAAAAAACCATTGATATTTATCATAGATGAACTTGATCGATGTAACCCACATTATGCAGTAAAAACTTTGGAAAGGATAAAACATCTTTTTAATATACCTAATATTGTATTTATCTTATCCATAGATAAAGAACAATTAAGCAACTCTATACGTGGATATTATGGAAGTAATCTAATAGCTGCAGATGAATACCTGAAAAGATTTATTGATATTGAATATATCTTACCAGATCCAGATGTAGATAGTTTCTGCAAATATCTATTTGATTATTACGATTTCAAGTCTGCTTTCTTTTATACCCAAAACCAAATAACTTATCATGCATCAAACGCCACGGACGACTTATTAATGACAGCAACAGCCATTTTCAGATACAAAAAATTAACTCTTAGACAAGTTGAAAAAATATTCACTAATATTCGCCTATCCCTAAATATGTTTAGTAATAGGCATAACTTATATACCAACTTAGTATTCCTGCTAACCTATCTCCGGATTTGCGAACCTGATTGCTATGAAAAGCTTTCCCATAAAGAGTACAAAACACAAGAGCTTATAAAGCAAATTGAAACACTTTTCCCCCAACAAATGTTTGATACTAAGTTCAATAATAGAAATCGATATTTCTATTTTACAATAGCGCTTTTGTTAGACTGCTATAGAACAACTAATTTGTTGGGAAGAAATGAAGATGAACGTTTCTTAGTCAAACTAGAGGGAAAAAACAGATTATTTTTCACAGTAAATATCATCAATGAATCCCTATTAATTGAAGCTCTAGAATGGCACGAATCCAAACAAGACATAGTACCTTTAGAAACTATTACCACTAAAATTAATTTATTGGAGAATCTTACAATTTCTGATATAGAATAATTTAATATGATTTTTTAATATCAATATTAACCAGCAAAAGAAAGCAGAGTTTTTTGCTCTGCTTTCTTTTGCTGGTTCTGAAAAATAATTCTACCTTAGCCATTGCCAAAACAAACCAACTTGTCAATTCCTTATGTCGTGCACCCATGAAAACTGGGTGGCTGGGTGGTTCCAGTTGGCACACGATATAAGGAATTGATTTTTTTATACTATGGAATCATTAGAAATTCATTTCAAAAGTATAATATTAAGTGATCTATATTGCGACCCTCGTAAAAAACGTATTCAATACGATATATTGGATAAGCTACAAATTAAATTATTACCAGAACAACTTATTAGTTACCGGAAACAATTAATCATGGAGGGACTAATAACTGAAGATTGCCCGGATGAAATAGATTCACCCGTTGAAATAACTCCTAAAGGTTACAAAATTATTCACTTGCATAGAAGTTACGATGCCTATATTAATTCTATGAAACAGGATGAGGAATTAAGAAAAGAGAGCGAAAGACTGCAAGCTAAATATTTGAAACTAAAAATATACAATACGGTCATAACTATTTTTTGTACCATAATATCATTTATAGCAGGTATCCTACTATCAGGCCCAATAAAACAGCTATGGCAACAGCTATAGATTTATTAAATACCGCGACCCTATATTGATAGTAATCACGAGATAATTCAGACAACTTGCGACGTAGATTTTTAATCTCCTGTTCTTGATCCATATTTGATTTATTTTGAGCTAAAATACAATTTTCTATTGGCATTACAAATATATTACCACTATCTTTGTTGCTGTAACAAATAAAACCACACATGGAAACAAAAAAATTAACAGCTGCCGAAAGCACTCTAGCAGCTATGTCAAAAACAGTGCTAGTGTTAGGTATCATAGGTTCAATCGTAGTTTTCTTCTCGTCATGTATTGCGTGGGAATATTCCAGATACTCCGGAGGTATAGTTGGAGCAGATGGAATCAATTGGTTAGGATTCCCAGCCCTTATCTATTGTGTCATGGGTACCTTGATTGGATGGTCTGTGCTTACTATTCTCGTTGAAATCGCAATCAATACCCGGACAAACAATTCTCAATCTAATTGGAAAAAAGACTTTGCTGTAATGGTAGCTGCCGGAGAAAAAAAGAAAGCTAAAGAAATTCTTTATCGTGGAATCATGGAATCAGAAGAATTTAAGCAGGTGCTAACCGGTGGAAATGAAAATTACCACAAAGAGTGTATAGACGCTTTAAATAAGAAATACAGTGATTACCTTAAGGCTATCAATGAAGACGTATTCATAAATGTGGATGAGAACAAAATATATAAAGCATTTAAATAAAAATCTTAATATACTATGGAAACATATGATTTTATAGCTATTGATTTTGAAACGGCTAATGAACAACGAGATAGCGCATGCCAAATAGGAATTACTACTGTAAAAAACAATCAGATACATGAAGTAAAATCATGGTTAATCAATCCTGTACAATCATTCAACTATTTCAATACAATGATACACGGAATAACAGAAGAAATGGTACAAGATCAACCTACATTTAAAGACATATGGCCTGAAATTGCTCCTTATTTTGGAAATGACGAAGAAGGTAGTATCATCGTTGCTCATAATGCTACCTTTGATATAAACGTTCTTCTATGTATGCTGGAACGATACAAAATAAACATTCCTAAGGGGATATTTCTTTGTAGCCTAGCAATAGCCAGAAGAACCTGGATACAACCGTCTTATAGCCTTTCTTCTTTATGCCAAGCTTTTAATATCCAACCGGGAAAACATGATGCAGGAGAAGATTCCAGAGCCTGTGCAGAAATTACTCTGTTAGCAGCTAAAGAAAAAGGAATAGACTTAAGTAAACAAATTGAATCCGAAGAAGACTTTAACAATATAGAAAATAAATTCCAAGTTCATCTTGGAATATTTAATGAGAAAGGTTATATTCCTTGTACATGCAAACAAAAACAAAAAGCAAATCAAATAAGAGCAATCAAAGGAGATGAGACAAAAAACAATCCTGACTCCATTTTCTACCAAAAATATGTAGTATTTACTGGAACATTATCTTCAATGAAAAGAATCGAGGCCCAACAAATAATTGCTGATATAGGAGGTATAAACCAAAGTGGTGTGAATCGAGATACTAACTTTTTAATTGTTGGACAACAAGATTTCCGAGTTGTTGGAGAAGATGGCATGAGTAGCAAGCAAGAAAAGGCTATTAAAATGATAGAAAAAGGGGCTGAACTTGAAATCTTGTCAGAAGATGATTTTCTACACTCCATATAATAGAAAAAAAATCCTATTCATTTGGCACTATCAGATATTATCCTCATATTTGTAGTGCCAAATCAAATGATAGATAATCTATCCCGATGAGCAACGGTTAGATGCTCAATACGAAATTGGGCTTTTTTATGTCCATCAGTTTGCTTCCGATATTAATATTGTTTGCAAATTCATATACGAAATAGTAGAAGTTTATTTATAAACGAATACGGCTGTCTTTCTTCTCGTTGTATTACAGCTCTTCGGGGTTATACTACATTTGGTTTGGCGACTACGGGAAATTGGCAGCCGTTCGTGTACCGTCTAGGTACACGAAAACTTGCCAATAACAGCCAAACCAAATGTAGTATATGAAACAAGTAACCCAGGGCACGAACTACGTGCCCTCATTCCGCACAGGAACAGACGTAAACACGCTCCAACAGCGTTACTTCCGTGAATTGAAAAAAGAATGCGCTATCAACTCTGCATCGGACGCCTATTACGTCTCTGCAATAGCCTGCTTCTGCCTGACCTTTATCTTTCCCCCTGCTGTAATTGGCGCAGTTCTCTGTGTCTACCGAGCAAAGAAGTGTCAGAAAGGAGGTGAAAAATGATGTTCTTTATCCATCATGTACAGACCTATCAGAAAGTCAATCGTAAGGGTCAGGAAATGTGTGAATTTGCCCAAGCATACGACCGTATTCTAGTACAAGATGAATGTGCTATGGATTCCCTAAAATGCGAATTCGAAGAAGTTGTCAAGGAACTGAATGAGAAATATCCTAATCAAAAAAAACTCAAATTCAATGGGCATAATGGAGACTCCTCCGGTGGACAATGGAGTATAAAACTAGGAGACGATGATAGCAATCCTGTATGTTATATCTCATACAGTAAAGTACGCGGTCATTATTCTTTTGGAGAAGGATCTCACCTACTGGAGCAGAAAGGAGATCAGCCATGACACCAACAGAAATCAATGGCATCATCCTCACCGATGATTGTATCTCATCAATCAAAACTATCCAAGAAGGAGAACACTCTTGGATGGAAGCAACACTGGAAAAAGCAATTGACCTGGCTCTTGATATCGACTCTCCAGATATTGATTCTGTTAATCGACTAACACTTATTTCTGAAATCAGAATAATAAAAAAGCATATTCAATCAATAAGCAGTATTCAACACCCTAAAAAATAACATTATGAATAGACATGAAGCCTTACAGTTAGTAAACAAGTTACTGGATCCGGAAACACCAATGAACGAAAAGCAGCGTGCAGCCGCACAACTTTCTGAATTAATTCGTATATTGCTTCCAGAATCAGACGAAGAACAAAAATGATCTTAACGATAATAACTATATCCGGAATAGTACTTCTGTGCCTGGCATTCTTTAAAGCCTCGCGCTCAATCCTTGCAAAAGTATTTTGGCTTCTGCTCATGCTTACTTTGTTAGCACTATTCCTGTTCTTATAACCTATCGTTTTGTCCTTTATAGCCCGCCCGCAGCGGGCTATTTTTGTCTCCATAACCTAAACATTATACAGTTATGGAGTATGACCATTTCGCTTATGGTGAAGCCTTAGCTTCGGCACTCAAAGCCATTTCACACACATCTCAAAAGAAAAGGTTCTTCACAGCATTCGGACTGGAGGACCTGATCAGCCTCGATGACAGTTTATCCTCCATCAATGGAACCATCCTTATCGCCGTTGATGGTTGCGAGTCCGAATCCGAAGACAACGAAGCTGATTCACTCAATGACAAACAAGTCTACTCATTCATCGTGGCCAGAAACACAATTTCCGGAAATCCGGAAACGATTAATCAGGCAGCCAAACAATGCAAGAGTATATGTAAACAGATCCGGAATAAATTGCTGAAAGACATTAAATATGTAGACCGCAATACTCAAATTAACGGTATCGGCCCGATCGGTGATAACTTCTATGGCACCGTGCTTACCTTCTTTGTTAATGTTCCGGAAGAATTCATCGTCGATCCAAACTACTTTTTGTAATGGGATTCTATAAACGAATGTCAGACAAGCAGTCGGAAATAAAACGCTATAATGCAGCCCGACGAAAAGCGGATAAGTTATCTTCTACTCCGACTTCCCGGCTAATCCGAATGGAAACCATCTCGGAGATAGAACGCTATAACATCGCCCAGGATGCCGACCGACTCACCGCATTCAATAAAGAGGTAGAACAATGGCAGGATGCTGTCAGTAAACAACTCAAAGCCACCATTTCATCCCGTAGTTTACGTATTGCTCGTGAACTACAACCTAAAGCCTATACTGACAAATACGGATTAATCAACCGACTTGGTTTCTCTTTTCCTCGTCATGGTGTCTATATCCACAAAGGCGCCGGACGCGGGCAAGGTGGTCTTATCGGAAGTAAATGGAGCTATCTGAAGAGAATCAACGGAATGGAAATCAATACGAGTATCATCCGACATACTAATCCCGCATCACTTGGCAAACAGAATGAAGGTAACCGGCAGGCTTACCATTGGTTCGATCCGGTCATCAAAAACCGTCTTCCGGAACTTGCCGATATCTGTATGCGCTATTTTGACACTATGCTTATCGACGCAACCAAAATATACATTGAAAAGTAAAGCCATATGAACGACCTAAACCGAAGTATTAAAATATTTATTGATGGAACTGAAGCATCAGCCGGCGTCAAGAAGATAGAAGATGCCATCTCCCAGCTAGAGAATAAAATATCTTCTCTTGATAAATCAGAATCAGGATATGCCAGAAAATCCAAAACTCTGCAAAAAGAACTGGAGAATAAGTATAAAACTCTCAATACTTATAAGCAAAAAGTAGCCGAGACCGACCGAATCCTGAAAAACCTCTCCGGAGCAACCTATGACGAACTATTATCTGTCAGCCAAAAAGTCCGTAAAGAACTCCGTGCAGCCATACCCGGTACTGAACAATACAATGCAGCCCTGGAGCAAAATAGGCGCGTCGCTGAAGCAGTAGCCAGGGCACAAAAAAATATGCGTGTAGAAGTTGGTTGTCAAGCTAGTCCAATAGGGAAAGCCGTGGAACTGTTTAATAAATATGCTGCAGTTGTCACCACCGTCATAGCAGCTGTGACAGGCTTAACACTAAAGCTGAACCAACTTCGTGAAAAACGCAATGAACGTGAAGATGCCAAAGCCGATGTCGAAGCATTAACAGGACTTTCCAAAGACGACATTAATTGGCTGGAACAAGAAGCAATCCGGCTTTCCACTACAATTAGTGATTCCGGTATCCGGATCCGACAATCAGCAACCGAAATTCTTGATGCTTATAAATTGGTCGGTTCTGCTAAACCGGAGTTACTATCTAACAAAGAAGCACTGGCCGCAGTAACCGAACAAACACTCATCTTAGCATCTGCTTCAGGAATGACATTGAAAGATGCTGTTGATGCTGTAACTCTTTCACTCAATCAATACGGAGATGGTGCTGATCAGGCAGCCCGTTATGCGAATGTCATGGCAGCCGGTTCTAAATACGGAGCTGCTGCTGTTGAATCAGTAACTACCGCAGTAAAAAAATCGGGAGTGGCAGCCAATGACGCAGGTATTCCTATTGAACAATTAGTTGGTACTATCGAAACCTTAGCCGAAAAAGGCATAAAAGACGAAGTTGCAGGTACCGGACTAAAAACCTTTTTCAATCGCTTACAGAAAGGAGCAGATGACACTAATCCTAAAATAGTCGGTCTTGAAACAGCTTTGGAAAATCTCCAAAAGAAACAACTTAGTGTTAACGATCGAATCAAAATGTTTGGAGAGGAAGCTTTTAGCGTTGCTACCGTTTTAACTAACGAAGCAGAAAAAGTGAAATACTACACCGAAGCAGTCACTGGAACTAATGTCGCTCTAGAGCAAGCAGCCACCAAATCAGATACGGCAGCCGCCAAACTCGCTCAAGCCAAAAACAAAATGAATGAGATGGGAATGGAGCTGATGGAAAAACTTAATCCTTCAATCATCAGCGTAATAAACGGTACAGTAAACTGGACCAGAAAAATTATAGACCTGATTGGGTTCATGGTCAAACATTCGGGTATCATTATCACTCTAACTACAACAATAGGAGCGTACCTGTTAACCATAAAAGCGATAACCATATGGGAAACAAAATTGAAAGATGCTAAAATTGCAAGCATTTTAGCTGATAAATTGTGGGAAACACGTTTATTAGCGTCAATCGCAATAGAAAAAGCAGGCATAGCAGTAAAAGCACTCCTAACTGGTAACACCGTAGCCTTGAATACTGCGATGAAATCATTATGGAAAACAATCGGATTAAATCCTCTAGCTGGTACTATAGCTTTATTAGCTGGTTTGGCAGTTGGGATATACCATGTCGTTACAGCCCGTAAAACCCTCTCCACTGCACAAGAAGCCGCTAATAAGATTAGTCTAGAGGCATCTAAAAACACATCCGAAGAAACAAATCATCTTAAATCTTTAAAGGAAATTCTTTTTGATTCAAAAAAAAGCTATGGTGAAAGACAATGGGCATTAGAAGAAATTCAAAAAATAGTACCCGATTACCATGCCTCATTAACTAAAGAAGGAGAGTTAATCAATAACAATACCGGTGCTCTGGATGGATATGTAGAAAAATTACTTATCACAGCTAAACAACAAGCTGCAAACGCTAAATTACAAGAAGCTCTAAACGAACGTACAGAATGGTTCAGTAAGCAAAGTAGTTCAGAAGCCATGAAATTTAAGAGTATTGAATGGGATATTAATGATCCCATAAATTCAAACAAATCTTTGGAGGAAATAGCAGCCTCTAATGGAGTTTCTCCCACAGCATATCGTGCTTGGGCTTCCAAGAAAAGCCAGTTGGATGAGAATGTCAAACTGTATGAGGATATGATGCGAGGATATACAGAGGAAATTGCCAAAGTGAATTCTAAATATCAAAACAGTAACAATGATAATGATGGTAATGGTGATGGCAATGGTGATAGTGATGAAGAAAAAATAAAAAAGAGGCTTGAGAAAGAAAAAAAACTATATAACCAAAAACAAGCCTTCCTGAAAGAAATGTATCTGGAAGGGGGGGATGACACTCTCCAAACAGAAAAGCAGTTGAGCGAAGAAATGGAATGTCTCCAAATGGAATACTTGGAGCGTTCTTTGAAAATTGTCGGTGAGAAGTCAAAAGAAGGCATTAATATCCAAAATCAAATCAATGACCTGAAAATTAAACAACAAAAAGAACACAATCAGGAGCTTATTAATGAATTAATTAATCAAGAGACAACTCAATATGAAAAGCAACAACAGGATTTAAAAGAACTGTATGCCTCCGGCAAAGATGAGAATCTAAGCTCCGAAACAGCCTATAATGATGCTATGGAACAACTTACCATCATGCATCTTGAACGAATGCTTTCCATTGCCGGTTTAAACGCCGAACAACGAAAACAAGTTGAGAAACAACTTCTTGATTTCAAAATAAAATGCATGAAGGAAGAACAGGCCGCCCATGCCAAAGCAAAAGATGCTGAACAAAAAAAGACGGCAGCACAAACCCAAAAAGAACGACAACAATATAAGGAACGACTACGCACATTTCAACAATATGGTTCTGAACTTGGCTCTGCGTTAGGCAACATCATCGCAGGACAAGAAAATGCAATGCAAGGTTTCGCAGATGTCATGATCGATATTATATTCGATGTTCTTGCCCAAATGATAAATGCAAAAATAATTGAACTAACAGCAGTAGGAACTGAAAATGTTGCAAAAGCAACAGCCAATGAAATAGGAAGTAAAGGTTTCTTAGGCATTGGAACAGGAGCCATCCTTGGGGGAATCATAATGGCTGCAATTGCAACTGCAAAAAGTGCTCTGAAAGGAATGGTTAGCGGCAAACACTCGTCCGGATCTTCCGACTCCGACACGTCTTCGACCGACGCTCCCAAACGAGCAACCGTCAGCGTATCCCAATGGGCATCCGGCCGGTATGATGTCATCGGGAAAGATGACGGCAAGAACTATCAGGACATACCTTATATTGGGGCTGCACAAACCGGAATCGTCCGACACACTTCTCTAGTTTCAGAGAATGGTGCAGAATTAATCATTAACGCCGAGGACTTATCCCGGTTACAAAAACATATAAATTATCCTTTGGTACTAAATGCGATTGAAGATGCCCGTAAAGGTCATGTGCCCCAACGAGCTTCGGGTAATTACGCAGCAATAGATACTCCTGTCCGAAATAACCAGGAAATCCATGAAACTGATACATCAGCAACCGAACTAGATAAACTCATAAAAGAAATCGGAATGCTGATTAATACCCTCAAAAATCTAAAAGCATACGTATCCCTACGAGATATACGAAATGCTGAAGAACTAGATGAAAAATCCAAGAAACCATTTACCCGATCAACCAAATAAGAATTATTATGGCACTAAGAATATCAAATACATCCGGTACTTTTGATCTGCCGAAAGACTTCAGTACAGAAATAGAAGACAGCTCTCCTATCTACAACGAACGGGGATCACAATCTATTGCCGCTACCATACCTGGTACCAGAAATAATCTACGTCTCAACAATTACATTAACAGAACTGATATTGACAGCGCCCCTATTGCTGATGAACGCGTGACCATCAGTGACGGAGTTTACCATCGAGTGGGTAAAATGAATACGACAAAAGCTTCAGAGAATGACGGAATAACTTTTAATGTAGGCTTTGGAGAATCTGAATTATATAGTATATGGGAAGATGTTTCTTTGCAGTCCATCAACCTTCCTGTTCTTCGCCTTGGAGGAGTATCAGAATTAATACCTTATATTATAGAGAATAGTCAAAAGAATGATTCTCCTTTCTGTCTGTTTCCTGTGGCTGTATCTTGCAATCGTAAGAAAGATAATGATACAGTTACGGATTATGCAGAATATATAAATAATTATCGTGATGGATATTGGTGGAAAGCACGGACGGAAACTTTTTTCATCAATGGAGAACCCGTGGAAGTATCGCTTCCTGAAGGATATGGAATAGTTCCATTTATAAAAGTCAGCTATATATTAGAAGCTATATTCTCAACCTACGGATATACTGTCACGGAGAACCCATTTACTAACCACCACCAGCTCGGTCAATTGGTTGTTCTTAATAATGCAGCCGATTGCTGTGTAAAAGGAGAACTAAAATATGCTGATCTCATGCCTGACTGCACAATCAATGAATTCATGCAAGCCTTATGGTGCCGTTTTGGATTACTTTACTTTGTAGATGGAAATACCCGTAAGGTCAGACTTAAATTCATTCGTGATATCCTTAATTCCAAAACTACTTCTGATTGGACGCTACAAAAAGCGTCCAAACCAACTATCAATTTTGAAGCCCCACAGCAATTAAAATTATCAGCTGCAACAAACGTACGGGGGGAAGATCCAAAATGGACGGCAGCTCCTGCCGCTGATTCACTGGATAAATTCTTAAAGCCATATCACTATATTGTCACGACTAAAGCAAATGGATACCTAACCTATTCTACAGAGAGCGGATTATATTATAAAACAGATAACATAACCGGACGTTCAGAATTAGTGTCAACGGATTTCTTCCCCTGGGATCGTGGAGCTGATATGGCATATAAAGAGATTACCTCTATTGATGAATTTTTGCCTTCCGCAACGGAACGTTTTAAAGGAGACGTATATAAATATATACGAGTTCCTTACTATCTCTTCGGTAAAGTACATCGATACACCACAATTTCTAGTTCCGATGTTGAATTATCAGAAAACTTAAACTACCAAACCCCTTTGGCATTTTGCTTTTCTTTCTTCGATACAAGAGATCGAGTTACTTATGGTTCACAAATTTGTCTGGATATTTTCGGAGAACCGGTATTAAACAAACAAAATGGAAAAGCCTGCGAAATTTCTCTTTTATTTGTTGGCAAATATGGACTGTTCAATCATTTCTGGAAGGAATATGACGCTATTCTTCGCCACGCCAATCATCTCATAGAAACGGATATGCATCTATCGGCTCAACAATGTATGAATCCAGATTTCTCCTCTCCTATTTTACTTGATGGTCAACGAATGTTGCCTGATACCATACGTTATACGTTACCCAAAAGTTCTTCATTCCCGGCAACAGTCAAATTGCGTACAACCAAATTACTCAAACCATATAATCTGGAAGAAGAACAAACCATCCCCATCGTCGATCAAAAATATAAGTGGGCGTTATTTGATAACAAGAATTCAGTCGTAGAAGCTGCCGTAAAACTACAAAAAGATGCCTGGAGAGACGAAGCGAATAGAGATGGGAATAGCTTATATGACCTACAATATAAGAATGTTTCTACTGATACAGTGGATATTAAAGTCCCTCTTTCAGTACCTACTGAAGAAGATTACAATAATAAAAAGGAGTATTTTATAAGGAAAGTCAATTATAGTTTCGATCTATATTACCGGATTAGGTATTACCTCGGTACAACGCCCGATGGACACCTCCATTATGAGATTAGTAATTCGAGAGGAGGAGTACATTATGACCTGCAATATGACCAATCAGTGCGTGCAGAGTTATTATAAAATGTCCTTTATATCCCGCAATATAACATACAATTTTGCAATATGAATACATCAGAAACAGTAATATCAACTATTCAATCAAATGATATTGAAAAGATGCTCATCACTTATCAGAAATATATGAAAAATGCATCTATTACGTTTGATGACCTCTTTCTTTTTCTCTCTCACCCCACCGCTGATAGAGAAGAATTCCTGCATGACTATTGTACCTGTAATTATCTGGTACAAGAACAAATTATCTCACCTAATTATCTAGTAAAATGAGTCTGACTGCAAACATATCGCCCGCCAATATGGCATTGACCGGCAATCCAATCAAGTTGTCGATCAACAGCAGTTCTCTGGCAACTTATACCATTTTAGTAGGAGAACAAACAATATTCACCGGCAGCGGAGAAGGCAACTTCTTTGTTTTTATTCAGGATATACTTGCTGATATAGTACAACCGGCCCAATTATATAATGAATCGGAAGAAGTTCTGCTACAGGCAGAAGGTTGTTCTCGTAATGTTACTATCAATGTTTCCAATAGTGAAAAAAATAATCTAACGATCTCACTGAAAGTATTTATTGGCGGAGTAAGCAAAAGAATGTTACGTCATCTCAATGATGAAAATAAAAATGTGTTTATCTGGAAATTGATGAATCCGGACGGTAATTTCTTCCAAACAACCCGTACTTCCGAAAGACTTATTAGAATCCGGGAAACGGAACTACTTCCGCTCTCCTTCATCTATCCTGATGGTGGTATACTAAGAGTAATTGCAAACGGAATGGAGACCGCCCTAATCGGAGTAGCCGGACAACCGGTTGCACTCAACTTATATCGTCTTCGGAAGCAACTTTTCGATACTCACCATATTCTTGCCTCCATATTTGATATCTATGTAGGAGAAACTAAATCCTGCACGATCGTAATTACTCCCGGAACAATAAGTAGAGAAAGGTATCTCTTACAATTTCTTAATTCATACGGTTCTTATGAGCTGATCGAAATTACCGGCATTGGAAGTATTAAGCGTGAAGCAGAAAAAGAAAATGCATTCAATAAGTATGATGAAGTCATAGATGATTATGTTGAATCCTGGGAAAGGTTATCCGGACGCGAATCTATGACTGTAGAATCCGGATATCGTACAAATGACGAACTAATACATTTGATTGATCTGTTATCTTCTGACGACATAAAACTCCTTGGACTGGACGGACGAAATATCAGAGTAAATGTCACAGCGGAAAATCTTACCAGAGCATCCCGTGCAACCGTTCCGGAGAGTATAAAGTTATCTCTACGTTTTGCGGATTCAGAGCAACGTTATACAGGTTCATTTAATGATGATGATTTAGGGTCGCCACGAATACATACCGAACAATTCACTAAACAATTCAATTGATATGTCAACACAACAGGATCTCATAGATCAACTGATAGACTACATTGACAAGGCTATTTTGAAGAACAGTGTCTCCAACCGACATGTCGCAACAGTACTATCTTTCCTAAATGAAAAACTGAAAGATTTTGCTGAAGGAGATACTTTTTTGCGTCGTAAGCAACCAGACAGCACCCTCTTCTTATTGCAGTTACTAGGAGGACTTGAAGTTGAGAAAGGAGTAAAAGCTGATAATATAGAGGTGCTAAATGAACTTCTTGCCAATACCGCCTCTTTCACTGGAAACATTTCTACTTCAGGAGATATTTCTTCTTCAGACTATGCCTGCAAAATGTTGGGATGGTTAATATCGGCTATCGGAGATGCAGAGTTTAACTCTGTACACATACGCGGATTCTTGGAATCAGATGAATTTAGATATAATCGTATCTCGGTAGTTAGTGGAGAAACTTGGAATGCACCTGGCGGGGGCATCATAGAGGAAGTGGATCCACTGGAGAGAATTATCTATTTGAAATTAGAGCCCGGAGAACTTGCAGAAATAGAGATTGATGACATCTGCAAAGGAAAATTCAATGATTCGGTCACTGGTTTTCATACCTCTTATTTCCGAATTTCTGAAAAAATTGATGAAAAGACTTTTAAATACATACTTCGTAGCGGAACTATACTTCCACCACAAAAGACCATGCACTTCGTTTCGTATGGTAACTTCACAAACAAAGAGCGACAAAGATCGAGCTACTCGACACAAAGCTATGTCCGCTATCTGACAGGTGTTAATAATTGGGAGATTACTAAGGAAATGATCGCTATGCAGTTGGGCGACCTGTCTAACTTAAAACTGTTTGATATTGATATGACCGGACATAGTGCGTATCTCCGTAATGTATATATGACCGGAGTTATCAAACAGATTTCCGATGATGGAGTAACAGAAAGCCGCGTCCCCTGTTTTAAGGGAGAGTGGAAAGCGGGGGTTTATTATTACTATGACGAAGTAACTCACAACGGATCATCATGGTTATGTATTTCAGATAAGCCTACAACGCAAGAACCGGAGGAAGGTGCTACAGACTGGCTTGAAAAGTCGGCGGCGGGTAAAGATGCGGTAGTAGTTAATATAATGAGTAGCAATGGGAATATTTTTCAGAACGGCTCTGTGTCTACTACATTAACCGCTTATGTGATAAAGGGAGATACTGATATTACAGATAGTGTTCCGGATTCCCGGTTCTCGTGGGAGAAAGAAAGTAATAACGATGATACCGATAAGATATTTAATGAGGCGCATGTCGGGCACGGGCATGTGTTGACACTTACCCCGGATGATGTTTGGGGACGTGCTACATTTAATTGTATTGTGAATTTGTAAAACTTCTAAATTATGAAAATAAAAGATTGTATAGCTTTTGCAAAGTGTGTGCGTAATCCTGACTCGCCTTTGACTGTAGATGCTCAAACAGTTCATGGAGAGAGTTCCACTTGCGCATATCACCAAAATGAAGAATTATCTTCCAAAGATGTTTGTTCTCCAAAAACAAAGATGACATTGTCGCAGATAGATTTGAGTAAATTTCCCGATGGTAGTCGGGTTCTGCAAGTTGGTCCGCCACTGATAATAGATATTCCCGACAGTTATATTGAGGCTGTCCGAAATTCGCCATTAGGCAGTGACAAGCAACCTCCTTGTAACTGTTTAGAAGATAGTCGGGAGACATACTACAAAATTCAATCAAGTTTTTTAATTGGTAAATCGAAGCTAGATGGCACATAGTTTCCTCAAACCAGATTAAACCTGATATTTCTCCTGTAGACGCTCCGTTGATTAGGCTATGACAATATTCATGTGAGAATTGATATGCCCATCTCCACCATTCATCGCCTTGCGTACTTAAAAATATCAAGTGTCCGTTAGGAATTTTATTGCATTGAGGGTCTCCTGGACGATATTCTATCATACATAGAGTTGACATATCTACTGATTTCTCCAATGACAATGCAAAGTCATTCTGGATGTTAACTAATAGTTCATGAACGATTTCTCTATTGTATATACCGAAAGCATCATCGATGGGCATGAATATATTTGATGCAATATTAGAAAATGCTGACATAATAATTGAAATTTTAAATGTGACGAAACAAATGTAGTAATAATAATAGAACGCTCTACATCTTGAATAATAAAGTTTTAAATGTGACAATTTTCAACTACCCTTTATAGACGTTTCTTATTTAGATAATAGTATTAACAACTTAATTAACTAGAATTATGCCAATTGTAAGAGGACAAATTACCATCGTCGACTTGAACGATGCGAAGTCAATGAACATGTATCTAGGCTCTAATCAGCCTTTGACGCAAATCTTTAACAAGGAAAACAGCACCTATGTACCGAACTATACGGCTTCTCCTTTCCTTGTCATTACCCCTGAAATGTATGTATCCGGAACGACAACAAACGTAATCAGTCGTTTAAAAGCTGCTCCTACCTATACAGTGAATGGAGGTGCAATCACTGCATTCGGTGGTACTGTTGCCGCTACTGCGCCGTATGCGTTGACGCTTAAGAACAATATGACATCTGTATCGCAGATGAAGGTTGAATGTTCCGGTATCTATGTTGATCCAGACACAGGTTTGGAAACTCCTGTAAAATCTGTCATCAACTATACCAAAACAGAAAATGCCGGTCAACTTATCATTGCTATAGCGTATGCCCCTAAAGGAAATGTTTTTAAGAATGGTCAATCCGAATCATTGACAGCCCATTGTGATATGTGGCGTGGTAGTAGTATTGACGCCGATAAGGTTGCTTATCAGTGGCACAAATTGAAATCGGACGGCACATGGGAATCTTTGGCGGCTTCAAATTCTTATGGCATCACGGGGACAACGACAAATGAAATATCTATTCCTGCCAGTGCCGTACTTAATTTCGAATCTTTCAAATGTGCAATCAAGGATACCGATACAGCATCCGGAACCTACAACACAACAGTGAGCGATATTATTTCGTTCTCCGATCTTTCCGATCCGTATATAGTGGAAGTATCTTCCACAACGGGGGATAAGTTAGTAAATGGCCAAGGAAGTACGACTATCAATGCCAAGGTATGGCAAAATGGGGAAGCATTCACCGATAGTGCTGCTGATACCAAATTTGTATTTTCTTGGAAGAAGTACAATAAGGATGGTACACAAGATACGGCTTGGGGAACTTCCGGTGTAAAGACTGGAAAGACCATTACCGTCACTGCTGCCGAAGTCGATGTAAAAGCGACGTTTGTTGTTGAATTATCACTAAAATAATAGTATGATAGTAGCAAGAGGACAAATAACGATTAGCGTAACGAAGGACGGGCAATATCCCGCGCAGGAATTCGCAAAGTCTAAATCTGGCAGTTGCGCCTACAAGTGGGTGGAGTAAAACTCCGCCCGCCTGTGGTACAAACGAATATTTGTGGATGCGCACGGGTATTGTTATCCCTCCGGCTACGTCTCCCGTTTCGTGGACTACAGTTCGCATTGGTGCAATAGATGGGGCAACTGGGGCTAAAGGTGACAAAGGCGAAACGGGGCCGACCGGTTCGCAAGGTATTCCCGGTACATCGCAGTATTTTCATGTGAAGTACTCCGCTAATGCGAACGGCAATCCTATGAGTGATACCCCTAATACTTACATTGGTACAGCAGTTACAACGAGTGCGGCCGCTCCGACTGCTAACACGTCGTATAAATGGGTACAGTTGAAAGGTTCGCAGGGCATCAAGGGAGATCAAGGTATCGCGGGACCAACCGGAGCGGATGGTAGAACAAGTTATCTGCACATCAAGTATAGTGACAACGGTACGACCTTTACGGCAAATGGCGGTGAGACGCCGGGTGCTTACATTGGCCAATACACCGACTTCACGGCGGCAGACAGCAATACGTTTTCCGCTTATACCTGGACGAAAGTCAAGGGCGACAAAGGAGATAAAGGCGACAAGGGTGATACGGGTGCAACCGGGCTTCCCGGTGCTCTAATCCGTCCACGCGGTGAGTGGAAAGCAAATACTAACTACGTCAATAATACGCAGTATCGGGATACGGTTATCTATAACGGAAATACTTATTCATGCCGGACGGATCATACTTCTGGGAGTTCTTTCGATGTAACGAAATGGACTTTGTTTAACGAATTTATAAATGTCGCTACGCATTTATTAGTAGCTCAAAATGCAACGATCGATATACTCGGTACGTCTGGTCTATTTATCGGTAATCAAGCCAAAACGCAAGGTTGGTTAATGACAGGCGGTTCGATTAAGCACAATGTAACCGGGCTTGAACTAACAGCAGACGGGAAATTATCACTCCCTAAAACAGGTGCGATATTAGTTGGGGGGAAGACGTTTATCAGTGATGGAAAGATCGTCGCTGATTTTATCGATGTAAACAAACTCGTTGTAAAACGAATAGAAGCTGTTGATGGCACTATTGGAGGCTTTAAGATTTCTGCTAATAGTATAGGGACAGGTTCTACCAGTATACCAACTATAGATAAAAAGGAGATGTTCCTTTACGATGATATGATTGGTTTTAATAGTAAAAATAGGCAAGTTATTGTAGGTCCGTTTAGTACAATGGGAGTCGATTATTTAGGAAGATTCTACGATCACCGTTCAAGACCTTATGATATAAATAGGGGTGTATCTATTAGTGTAACCGGAGGACGAGATAACATAGCACTTGCTATTGATGGTGGCATTGTAGTTGATGGTCAAAGAGGTATTGATGAGTTTTTCAGCTGTGCTGCCGTTTGGAATAATGGAAGGCAGCAGACTCGCGTGTTGCAGTTTAAAAATGGCATTTTATTTAATGCATATTGGGGATAATAATCAAATCACATAATTATGAAAATAGACTTTAGAGAAATTCAAGTAAAAGACATCGAAGGGAATAACAGTACTGTCGATATTGCAAAAATGTTAGGCAATGCGATCTATCAGAGAACTGCCGACTTGGGTGAGTTGGAATTAGCTCAAAACATCTACAAGAACGGTGAAGTAGAAGTATCTCCCGAACAGGCGGAAAGTATTAAAAAATATGTGAGTACGGGGTTCGTCGCTTTTGTTCAGGTAGCGGTTAATAAAGCTTTATCGGTAGAATAATTCAGTTTCAATCACTTTTATTAAAGATATGAACAATATTGATTCAATCATCATCCACTGTTCGGCTACACGTGCTGGACAAGCTTTCAAAGCAAAAGACATTGATCGAATGCATAGAGATCGAAACTTTTCTATGATTGGTTATCACTATATCATTGACTTAGATGGTACCATCGAAGAAGGAAGACCTCTATCAATGGAAGGTGCCCATTGTAATACTAAAGGCACCTCTGGTATATCATACAATAAACATAGCGTAGGAATTTGCTATGTAGGTGGTTTAGACGCTAACGGTAACCCAGCAGACACACGTACTCCTGCACAAAAAATTGCACTAATCGAGTTGGTCTCCCGACTCAAAAGTCAATTCAAGATCACAGAAGTACTAGGTCACAGAGATACTTCTCCAGATCTGAATGACAATGGCATCGTAGAGTCAAAGGAATGGATTAAATCCTGCCCCTGCTTCGACGCTGCAATTGAATTCGGCTACTCTCCTGCAGTTGTTATACGACCATAAGAAAGTTTGTACGAGCATGCAGTGTTTTGTACCAAAGTGTACAAAGACTGTACGCTCGTTATTTACTGGTTTTCAGACTAATAGAAATACATTGTACAAATGTACAATTTAAAATGCAAAACAGTTGAAACACTGCATTCCCTCTTGCTTACTCTCGTTTAAAACATGGGCATACACTAAAGTCTCTTTTAAATCAGAATGTCCTAGTATCTCTTTCAAGGAAGCTATATCTTTAGTCTTACGCAAAAAAATAGTTGCAAAAGTATGTCTACCAACTTTATGTGTAATGTTCTTCTCTATTCCAGCAATAGCAGCTATTTCTTTCAGGAATCTATTCATCGTTTGATCAGCTGGCAGTTTCTCAAAAACGATACCCTTTTTTCTGGTACCAACAATATTTTTCAGTAATGTACGAAGTGGATCCGATATAGGTACTTGAATAGGAAATGGTTTTCTTTTCTTTAGCTTCATTCGGAAATAAGTCAATGTATCATCTGTAAACTGCTCAAGAATCAATTTCTTTGCATCCCCTATGTGCAAAGAGCTAAAACATAAAAACAAAAACATTTCTAATGTTTTATGATGTTTATAGTCCAGTTCTCCATCCATATATAACCCCATCAAAATTTGTAACTCATCTTCTTGCAAATACTCACCACCAGGAATTCCTTTCTTTATCTTCCAGTTCTTGAAAGGATTCTCATCCATATATCCAGCATTGTATGCAGCTAAAACATACTTCTTTATTGTGGCCATGTTTTTGTTTGCGGTATTTTGATTATTTCCAAGTCCAGTCATCAGATGAAAGAAATACTCATCAAGCCACTCCCTGGTTATATCATCAAAATAGAGATTAGGATTATATTCTTGCAGCTTTTTGATAACCGATAAGTTCGTCTTAAAAGTTGAATATTCAAGTTTAAACGATTCTTTTTTTTGATAGTCTCGTACGAACTCGAAAAAAGTATTGTAATCGGTTGGCCGATGATATGCTTTAAGAAAAGCATCGCGAGTAAGTTTGCGATCACGAAGTCGGTATTTTACAAAAACATTGTTTATCCTGGCTAATATGTTTTCTATAATCAGGTTTTTGTCATTGCTTTGTTTGTCTCCTACTCCCACACACTTCTTCTTATCATTCCAATTTTTCAAATCAACAGAGACTTTCGTTGAAAAGTTTACTTTTTCACGATTAACGTAAAAAGATAACCAAACGACTCCAGTAGATGGGTCGCTTCCGTATGTTCTTAGATATATTTTTATAGTTACCATAATCTACAATGGTCCCTTTTTACAGGTAAGAATTGATAATCGGTCTACACCTGCACAGTTTGTTACACAAATACAGAAGTAGTTAATTGTTTGTGTGTCAACAAATAACAAATGCCGGACACATTTCTGTATCCGGCATTTTGCCTTCTTCGAGGTTCCTGGCGAACCTCTTTTTCTTTATTTTCCTTATTTATTAGATAAAACATCATCTTCATAAACTACTGAAAAACAACAAATTATTTATCACACAAAGAAAATAGAATAAAATAAGATAAAAGTTTGTAGTACCAATGTAGTACCAAATCAAAAAGAATCTCTATCTTTGTAGTACCAACTTATAAAAGTAAAAATATGGGTGCAACATTCATTTTGAGAACTGACAAAAGCGAAGGATATGCAACCTTATACGCTCGCATACAAAACAGGGTTCCAAAGATTAACATTCGAGTATCTACCGGATTAGAGGTTGATATAAAAGAGTGGAACAAATCTTTAACAGGAGCCAAAGCTCTAACAGCTTTCAGGACAGGCAAAGGAAAAGAACTTTACCTTAAACTAGACGCTATTTCATCAACGATTGACGCACTAATAAAAAATGGTGTAGCCATAACTTCCAACATGGCTAAAGAGCGTATACATGAAATAGTATATGCTGAACAGATAGCAGCCGAAAAAGAACGAGCAGAAGCCGAAGCTAAAGCCCTAGAAGAAGAACAGGCTACCAACTTCAACGACTTCATAGCACAATTCATTCACGAATGCGAAACAGGAAAACGGAAAAAGAAGGGAGGAACTACAAATATATCTCCTGGAACAATCAAAAGCTACAAAGGCTTTCAATCCCAGTTTAAAGCGTATCAGGAAACAAGGCTAAAGGTTATTGATTTTGAGGATCTGACAATAGAGTTTTATAATGACTTTCGATCATTCCTCACAGATAAGGAATATTCCCCTAATACTATTGCCCGGATGGTGAAGATATGCAAAACAATCTGTTATGCAGCCGAACAGCTTAAACTAATGGATGCGGCAAACGTCCGGTTTGGTTTTGATGTGATCTATAAAGATGTTGATAATGTCTACTTGACTGAAGAACGAATACAGGAACTTTATGAGTACGATTTATCCAATCGTCCGGCATGGGAAAAGATAAAAGATGTGTTTGTAGTCGGCTGTCTGACCGGGCAACGAGTAAGTGATTATAAGCGCATCAATTCAAAAATGATAGTTACCCTTACCGATGGCAATAAGTACATCAAACTTAAACAGGAAAAGACCGGAAATATCGTTTATATTCCTCTTGATTATCGGGTTGCAGCTATCCTTGACAAATATAACGGTACACTTCCCAAAGTCTACGACCAAAAGATAAACGACCATATCAAAGAGATTGGAGAGGCTTTAGGATGGACGGAAATAGTAGAGTTGGACGAACAACGGGGAGCAATGGAGTATACAGCAAAGAAACGTTTCTGCGACCTTCTTAAAACTCATACCTGCCGAAGAAGCTTAGCAACCAATATGTATAAAGCCGGGGCTTCATTAAGTTCTATTATGGCTATCACTGGACACAACAGCGAGCAGCAACTAAAGACGTACCTTAAACTGGATGAATCGGAAAAGAGCATGCTAGCAGCTAAAGAGAATTATTTCACGAAATTACGAATAGCAAAATAATCAATCATGGAAAATTGGAAAGAACAATACAATCAGCTAGAATGTGAGTGGAAGAAATATTATAAGGATGATTTTGCAGAAGTTTATAAATACTTATTAGAAGATAATATATCAATTGACGAAGCAATAATCAAGATAGGAGCTAATTATAATGCAGAAGATATATCAAACCTCAAGAGATGCGATGAGATATTGGCTCAAGGCACCAAATTAGTAATGGATAATTCAGAAGAGCTAATTAATGAAGGAAACGCAATTATGTACGATCTGATCTTAGCATTATCTAATGAAAAAATTAAAAAGACATTATTTTTTGAAAATCTAAAAAAAGAAGATGAAAGTTTTGATGATCTGTTTATGTCGAATAACTATAAATGCGAATATGGACTTTACACATATTACAGAAAGCTAAAAGAGCATAAGCTAGACGTTTTTTTAGGAACAGAAGATTTTAAGAACATAATAGAGACATTAAATAAAGTCTGTATATTTATAAAAGAGAATAATCAACATCCTATTAAAATTCAAAACCAACTCATTGAACTAATAACATTATATATTGGAATGAGGCTTGAATATCATTTAATTATAGTATTACAAGGTTTAATAGAATGGACAGAAAAAATATATGAAAATAATAATGAGCCCGAAAAAGAAAACGCATTTGAGTTACATACCTGGATTTTAAAACAAGCAACCCGGTTGTACTATAGTTATTATCTTTCCTGCAGTAATCAAATTGAGAATGATTTTGATGTTTTCTTCTTTTCTACAATGATCGGGAGATATATTAAAGAACATAGTGATGAATATTCAATAGAAGCAATAGAAAACATCATTGATGATAACAACATTCCTAAAATCGACAAAACATTAATAAGAAAAATCTATAACAAATGCAACAATAATCAATGGAATAGTATCCCTATAGATGATTTTATCAGATTACTTAATTGTGACAATTCAATAACTCTATCTATTAAAAAAGATGAGTTTAATAGGACAAAAGTTGTATTTAAGAATATAGCCAACAGCATAAAAGATAAAGGAAGTCGCAAAAAATGGATCGAATTTATTAAAAAAGAAGTCTTCAATAATGTAGATTTTATGAAAGCTACATTGAGAACCGATACAAGCTGCGAAGGATATAGCCAAATCGATATAAATTTTAGCAGTTTTATAGCCGATTTAGGAGTTTCCCCCAATAAATAAAAAACGCCCCAATAAACTCCCCAATAAATATTTCAGAAGCGCATTGATAATCAACATTTTATCAATGCGTTTTTTTTATATTCCCCAATAAATCCCAATTTCTCCCCAATGTATCTTCGCAGTTGAAGATTAGGACGTGCACACCCTGCCTTCATAACAATTAAAAAGTATAAGTTATGAAAGAATTAAATGCAACCCAGCAAGCTATAATTATGAGTTTCTTTGATCCATTTGTAGATGTGATTGTAGATAGAGTTTCAGAAAGAATATTGTCTGTAACTGCTAAGAAAGAACCAAAGTTCTACACTCGAAAAGAAGCCGCTGAAATCCTTCATGTCACCTTACCAACATTGGCGAGAATAACAAAGGACGGACTTCTTGTCGCCAAACATGTAGGTAGTAGAATCCTATATGAAGCAGATGCTATTGATGAGGCAGTAAAAAAGCAGGTCGTATTCAAATATCGGAGGGCATGACTATGGAAGAAAAGAAAAAGGCAGCCTCCACGACCGCCAATCTCCTCAACAACAGGAGCAAAGATAACAAATCATCTCGAATAATTCAACAGGTACGATCTATTTTCTTATCTGGCCGGAAAGTAACGGCAAAAGAAATCAACGCTGAAACAAATTCGAATGATGCCAGACGTGTAATCTCCACCCTCCGTAATGATGAAGGCTGGGATATTAAAGACGTTCGTCTGGACGATAGAAGAAAACTATACTGGTTAGAGCCAGATAAACGGCAAATGTCTATTGATTGGGAGGTTAATGGCAATGAGTGAAGCAATAAAACAGATTGTTAGCGAATTTGAAAAGCCTGTGATTGAGATTCCATCCGATATAATGGATGCTATTCAATGTAGCCGCCTGGACTTATCACAAAATATACCCGATCCGCAAATGCTCGTATCAAAAGGAAACCTACCTATATGTACCCGGGGAAATTTTTCTTTCGTTATTGGTTTACCCGGTGCAAGAAAGAGTTTTCTATGTTCCGGTATTGCCGGGGCGTTCCTGAATGAAAACGGGTGTATGGGATTAGATAACCCAAACGGATCTGGAAAGTTACTTTGGATTGATACGGAGCAAGCACCGGGGCACGTGGCGAAGATTGGTCGGAGACTACACCGCATTGCAGGGCTTCCAACCAACATCAATTCAGATAATATCATTATTCACATGTTGAGAGAGTATCAGCCGCCAATAAGACATAAAATCTTTTATGCGTGCATGAATCTATATCATCCTGATTTTGTCGTTCTTGATGGAGTTAGTGATCTAATAGCCGACCCTAACAGTTCGGAGCAATCAACGTCTGTAATTAATGATTTAATGGCTTTTACAAAGGAATATGATTGCCACGTTCTGACAGTCATTCACGCCAATGTAGGAAGTGAAAAAGCCCGGGGACATCTTGGATCGGAGGCCTTGCGGAAGTGCGAAACAGCGATTTTTGCGGAGGCTAAAGGAGATGTAACGTTGTGCAAATGGGCTAAAACTAGAGATATGCGACCGATGGACTTTGCATTTATGGTTTTGGAAGGGCTTCCCGTTGAAGCTGAATACATACCCATTGAAGCAAAAACGGATAAACTACAACAGACTTTATCAAGTATCATGCCTCAATATCCGGCAACTATAACCTATTCGGATTTAAGACAGAAAGTAATGCTACATCTTGGAGTGAAAGAAAGAGCGGCAGAAAAGAATGTTACGAAAGCGGTAGAGAATGGATATATTATCAAAAATCAGGTAGGCTGTTATTACCTGCCAAAGATTGAAAAAGCTAATGATACACTACCATTTTAATAACCGTTACCGTACCGTACTTTTCTACCGTATTCACCCCCTTCTATAGAAGGGGGTGAATACGGTTAATACGGTATACGGCAAAAATACGGTAAAAATACGGTTATTAATACGGTGCTATAAAATTTAAAGATTTTGATTTATGAGTGAACATACATATCACCTACAAAAATACGCAGGAACGAGTACCCGCCACACCTGCCCGCAATGCGGACATAAAGGAGAATTTACTTATTATGTTGATGAAAGGAATGTTCCTATTGATGAATCGTGCGGACGTTGCAACCGGGAACGTTGCGGCTATCATCTGACACCTTCGGAATATTTCAAGGCACACCCGGCCAATAAACGAAATGAGTTTACCACATGGAAACAGCCGGAACCACCTAAAGCAATTCCCGTATCTTATCTACCTTCTTCGTTGTTGGCAACAGATACACACCGAGACAGAAACAATCTATTCCGGTTTATGTCTAAAGAGTTCGGAGATGTTGAGGCAAACCGGGTGTTTGATCTCTACCATGTCGGGACGTCTCGCCACTGGAGAAACAGTGACGGATTATCTACAACCTTTCCACAGATTAACGAAAAAGGCAAATTATGCCAACTAAAGGTTATGGCTTATAATCCCAATACGGGAAAACGGATGAAAAAACAAGACCGGGCGGAGATGTGGAGCGATAAAGCGCAAAAGTATATTCCAGATACTCGACCGATGGATAAGATTTGGTTTGCCGGGAAAACGCTTCTCAAAAACTATGAGGCTAATCTTCAGCAAACATTCTTCGGTTGCCATTTAATAAAAGCCTCATACCGGATAGGAATTGTTGAAAGTGAGAAATCAGCCCTTATATGCTCTATTTTGATGCCCGAAATCACTTGGATAGCAACGGGAGGCTGTAACGGATGCAAATGGACGGAAACAGCCGTTTTCAAGCCGTTATCAGGCAAAAGAGTAGTTTTATATCCTGATAGTGGAATGTTGGCAAAATGGGAAGAAAAAGCCGAAATATTGCACAGCGCCGGAATAGATGTAACAGTTAGCCGGATATGTGAAGGATTACCGGATAACTGGGACGTGGCGGACGTTCTTCTTCGGGAACGGCATACACAGAAAGGTATGAATATTGGTGAAATAATGGCTTATGCCAAAGAGATAGGAGTTTCCCGGCAAATAACATATAACGTTTGAGTATGGAAATAGAAATAATATACGGGCAAGTGATAGCGAAAGCAAACAACTATCAAGCCGTACCGGGCAAAGACGGCCAGAAACGGATCATCAAAAACGACCGAATCAGGGAGTATGAGAAATCCTTCTGCCTACAATGCAAGAAGTATCGAGGAAAGCGCATTTCCGGTCGTTTCAAGCTATTTATTCGTGTTTGGCATGGAAATATTCGCTTCGACCTGGATAATGCTCTAAAAACGATCCTTGACTGCTTGCAAATGGTGGAGGCTATTACAAATGACAGCCTATGTTTTGAGATTCATGCGGAGAAACGGATAGACCGACGGAATCCGAGAGTAGAATTTGGTCTGGAAGAGATAAACGAGCAAAAAAATATATTTAGCCAAAATAAAGCGAGCGAAAATCACTTTCATCTGCCAGATGAGCAAGAGTACCCAAAAGAATAGATTATCATTTTCGCTCACCTTAAAATGAGCGAGAGCAACATTTAAAAGTTATGGAAGCAATTAAAGAATTAGAAAAAGAGTTCATTAAGAACAAAGAGCGATTTATCCAAATCGGATATAATCCCCAAACTGAAGTTTACTTATACAAGCGTATATTTCCGAGAGGAGCAATCGTTTATGAAGTGTTCAAACGCAAGATAAACAAACGATTTAACTGTGTTAGCTATCCCGGTGACAATGCTTTTGGTTTTTGGGCTTTGACATTCCCAAAATATGAGCAAGCGAGATATTATTTAGATAATGGGTTTATAAAACCTTCGTAGGCTAATTTTAAAAAGAACCATTCAAGTAAACGCCCATCAAGCGAGGAAAAGTATTACCGGATAGGTGTTTGTCTAATCGTTGCAAAAGAATTAGAGAACAAATATTTTATTAACCAATTTAATTTTTTAGGTCATGAAACAAGAAACATTTTTCGGAGTAAGAAAAGATAGTGAAAAACATCTTTATGTGAGAAGAGGTGACAACAACGAAGTCCTTATCACTAAAACAGTAAACGGGGAATCCATAACAGAAGAGAACACCGTACACCTAAATGCGGAAGAAGCCCGTAAACTGGGGATTCAGTTGCTAAAATTAGGTAGTGAAGAACTGCCAAAATCTGGAATAGATCTTAAAACGGAATCTTTCGTAGACAAAATCACGGTATACAGAGGAATAAACCCGGACGAAACACCGGCCAATCTCGCAGTTATCACCATTGATGAAAGTGATGAAGCCAGACAAGTAAGGGAAGATAGCGGAGAGGAGCCCGGCTTTTCCATTGAAGGCGAAGAACTGGAAAAACTCATTTCCGCACTGGCAAAGATTGTATAACCGATACCGGGTAGGTCTGCTTCGGATGGTCTACCCGGTATAAATAAAAAATATGCTATGACAAGAGATGAATTATATATCAATAACACAAAAGCCGATCTTAATAAGACGGATATTACTTTGAGCTATAAAAGTAACCTGCTAACCGATATTAGTAAAATTATAAGTAATAGCAGTTATACGATAAAACTTCCTAAAACAGCAAAGAATCTGGCTTTGATTGAGTGCGCACATCTTCCCAGTTCAATAAGCCGTTATCCGTACCTAAAGCATAAAGGTACGTTATTACGGAATGGCATTGAGATAATCAAAGATGCAATTGTAGTATTGCTAGAGATTAATGAATCAATAGAAATAGCTCTTACCTGGGGTAATGTCACTAACTTCGCCAGTGTAGTAAACGATGGCAAGAAGCTAACGGATTTGGAATATGGAACAGTTGAGGGTACAGATTGGGTTGTTTGGGAAAATTGGGGAGAAAATTCGGAAAGATTTCCACGTATTGACTACGGGTTTAACTCTAATGATCCAAACGTTTGGCGTCATCCAGTAGTACCTGTATGGTGGATACTTTATAGGATTCAAGAAGAAAGCGGAGTGACATTTAATTTCCCGTCTGACAAGCTTACTGTTATAAACAAAATGATTATTCCTCTTTTGACAAGGAATGATTCACAACCCCTTTTTGATAAGTTCCCATTTATTATAAAGGCTTCAGGTCTTAGATATGACGGATTTAATTCTTGCGATGTTGTTTTTTCAATCCCAGATGCTACACAACAGAATTATGGAGAGATTCTTTCAGAAAACACTTTCTTGAAATCAAATTATGAAGCTTCACTAATAAGTGGAGAAATATATATTGGAATAAAATATACATATAGTACATCTTCATCCGATTATCCTATAATACTTAACGTATATGAAGATAGCGCAAATACATCTCCTGTAATAAGTAAAACTATATATCCTCAAATAGAACAAAAAGACGGATATAAATCTCTTTATTTTCAATTTAGTTATGAAGTAGATATAAAAGATGGGTATAAATTTGATTTAAGTCTTACTCCAAGACCATCCATAGATCAAAATTCTTGTTTTATTGAATCTGATAGTAATATAAATCTGTATCTAAAGACTAAGGGTGAAATATCTTTTGGTGAGAAATTTCCTCTAGTTCCCAATCTTCCGGACATCAAGCAAATAGACTTCATTAAAGCCGTTGCCTCAATGGTCGGTTTGTTTGCCTTACCGGATGGCGAAAACGGGATCAAGTTTATTCCCTTCGATAATCTGTCTGCAAACAAATCTAAAGCTGTAGACTGGACGAATCGTGTGATAATGGCTTATAATAGCGTAACGCCAAGAAACTTACAGTACACCCTTAATAACATTGCTCAAAACAACTGGTTCCGGTATAAAGAAGATGATAATGTCATGGGAAACTATGATGGAAATATCCAGGTTGATGATGCCACGATAGAGTACGAACGTGATGCTATCACTTTGCCTTTCTCCGCCTGCAGTACAAAAGGAGACGTTGCTTATATTCCTTTGTATTCCTACAACGATAACGGAGAACTACAGTATAATAAAGCCAATCCTCGGATATTACTTCTTGATGGCACAAAGGGAATATTCAAGGGGCTAGAATGGAATACCTTAATTGCAAATAACTATCAGACGTACAAAGGACTAATCAATAATGCAAAGGTAGTGACCGAGTATATCCGTCTTAACAGTATCGAATTGCGGGACTTAGAGATGGATATACCGGTTTATTTGGCTCAATATGGTTGTTATCTGGCTATCATAGAGATAAAGACCAAAGAGAACGATATATGCGAGTGTAAACTTTTAAAATTGTAATGACATGGAAGAAAATGTAGAAGAAAAGATTCGGAGTATTACCGAACAGGCCAATCAAACTAGAAAAATGCTTTTAGAAGAGTATTTGGGACATTCTATCTCTATGGAGGAGGCTATAAATATGGAAATACCGGACGAAGCTTTGGATCATCTGGGAGATTTGTAATTTAATGATTAAATATAAAAGACTACTGAAGATATGGCAAAATTTAATGAAGAAACAATTCAAAAGTGCGTTGACTGGGTATGTGAAAACGGACTTATAGATTATGGCGGTGCAAAGCTTATTGACTTCTGTAATGTAATGGGAATCGGAAAGAGTACCTATTACCGATGGATGGAAAATGAAACTTTCGGGAATGCTATAAAAAAGGCGAAAGAAGATTTCAAAAACGGGTTAGAACGCAATGTCGTTTCTTCCCTTGCAAGGTCTGCCATCGGGTATGAATACGAACAGGTTTCTTCTGAATACTACATGGAAGGCAAGAAAAAGAAGTTGAAAAAGGAAGTAAGAAAAAATGTCCGTGTTGAACCTAATGTGGAAGCCGGAATATTCCTTCTCACAAACCTTGCTCCTGACAGATGGAAGAACAAACAGAACACCGAGCATTCCGGAGAAGTTTCTACAGGATTGACCGTTGTAGTCAAGAATCAGGAAGAAGCGGATTTAATCAAACAATTAAAAGAACATTAGTTATGTCTGCACCTAAAGGAAACCAATTTTGGAAGTTGAGAAACAAGCATGGGAGAAGCAAGCGTTTTGCTTCTCCTGAACAGTTGTGGGAAGCAGCCTGTGAGTATTTTGCCTATTGTGACAGGACTCCATGGAAAGCAATCAAGAATAAAACGAAAGGAGAAATAAAGGAAAAAGAAGAAAGCCCTACACAACGTCCTTACTCTCTGACCGGGTTAATGGCTTATTTAGATGTTAGTAAGTCCTTTTGGAACGATTTTAAAAAAGGTAGTCATGAAGATTTTTCCGTAGTCATTACACGCATAGAGAATGTCATCAGGACACAACAATTAGAAGGTGCTATTGTTGGTGCGTTTAACCCCAATATAGTTTCCCGAATTATAGGTCTTTCTGATAAACAAAAGGTAACTCATACCATCAACAGTAAAGAGTTTAAAGGCTTTGATTTCTTACCTTATATTCCCAAAGCAGATGAAAGTATATGAGGTTTTAGCATCAAGCCGCTTTCTACTCGCTACAATGAACAGAAACGGAGTGAGCGCAGATGATATAATGTATCTTGATATGTTCTATGAGTATAGAGATATGCTTGCAGAAGGACGAAAAGAAGCCGAAATTCGGGACTTTCTTGCAAACAAGCATAAATTATCAGCCTCAACAATAAAAAGGATCATAAAACGTCTGAATGATGAATATAAATTATAGTTTTAATGGCTAAGTATAAACAAAAGCCCCGAACCAATCAAGGAACGGGGTATGTTTAATACATATTTACAATTATTTTGTCGGGAATCAAAGCTGATTTTCCCGTTGCAAAACAAGTTCTTTCACTTCTGGATATAAATCCAATAATTTTTTATCCATTTTATCTATGAACTCATATACTTCCAGAAAATAAATCAAAGCATTTTTCTTTGCAAATTGCTCTTGAGCCAATAAATATAAAAATGGAACTTTGGAGATATCTACAATTTTTTCTTTTATTTTTGTTGGTTCATTCAAGCTACCAGAGTATATAACAGTAGAAGATTCTTTAAATAGTTTTGAATAAGAAGCATGAGAAAAGGTATTTCGGTATATATTTTTTAGCTTTATCAATCTTTCAGCTTCATCTTTGGTTATCAAACCTTTACTTTTACACTTCTTAATATTAGGTTCAATATCCCTATTATCATAGTCCTCAACTTCTTGTTTGAATGTTTCATCTATCCTCTCAGAATCATTAAATCGTCTACCCTGTGAATCCCATGTTATCAATGTTTGTTTCAAACTATTCTCAAATAGGTGATTTGTTAGAGTTATAGCAGCTTGTGCATTACCAATTATCAGACAATCACATATTTCTGATATTATAGATTTGAGTCTATTTAATACATTCAGTTTACCATATTTGATAAATATGAGGGGTCTTGTATAATCATTGACTACAATCCTATTTCTTAGTTCTTCCAAATATTCAGTTGCTTTTGCATCTGAAAATCCTTTGACTGAATACTTAAGATTGATATTCTTATTCATATTTGATTTGCTTTTACATTGACGTCCTTTCCACAATAAAGAACAAAATGGATTACTAACCTCTTCATTATTCTGGTTCGTAACCCTCATAATAATAAGATTGCGTAATACCTTTAAATACAACTTCTCTATCATCTACCTGGTTGGTTAATCCTTGATGTAACAAAGTCCGCAATTCTAGGTCGTTAATCGGGCTTCTTTCCATAGCTTGCCAATAGAGAACCTTATACATTCTGCCAATCGATCACCATGCCAAGACGTTTTTTAAGTATCACATCAAGATACATACAATTAGCAAAACGAAAGTTTCTCTTTACTATATTCAACGTACGCACCTGTTCAGCAAACCTGTACAACCCATCGAACAAATAACGGTGTATGTCACACAATCCCTTTACGGTTCCCACCTCAATACGATCTATATCTCCAGTTTCAAACAAGGCATGAGCTTTTGCAAAGCTCAATTTATCTATTTCATTTGTATTCATACCCTATTGCATTATAGACAAATATCTTTGTAAAGAGGCAATTTCGGCCTCAACAACAAGTTTTCGAAAGGCTTCCGGCTTATTCTCTGTATGAGATTCTTCCAGTGCTTTATAATAGCTTATTTTATCCTCATTACTGCCTTTTAAAGTAACCAGTGTATACCCATTCCGTAAAAGATAAAGATTCATCAATAAACGTGACGTTCGCCCGTTTCCATCAATAAACGGATGAATACGTACAAGTTCGTCGTGAAGATATGCGGCTATAAGTACCGGATGTACTTTTTCTTCCTCCATCTGCCGGAACTTTATCATAAAATCCTCCATTTGCTTCTGTATTAAATAAGGTTGTGGCGGCATGTGGGTACTACCGGAAATCATAACGGGAACGGTACGATATTTCCCGGCATTTTCACGGTCTATTCCATGCAAGATAAGAGCGTGTATTTCTTTGATAGTACGTTCACTTATCTCTATATCCTTCTTCGCTATATCTTTGATATAATCAATAGCCTCGCTATGATTGATAGCCTCCAGATGTTCACGCATAGATTTGCCGGATATGGTAACTCCTTCATTTACTACTAGGGCGGTTTCCTGTAATGTAAGGGTATTGCCTTCGATTCGGTTACTTTCGTAAGTGTATTCTATATCTAAGGCATCCTGTATCTTTTGCAGCGCATCTTCCGGTAATGGACGTAAAGCGGATAATTCTCCTTTGAGTGTGTCAGCTTTATCTAACAACAGTTTTAAATCTTCATTCATGACTATTCTACTTTGATATTATAAAACGATTTCTCCGCTTTCTATTCTATCCAGTAACCGGGACAAATCCGGCACACTATTTATATTGTAATTGATATCTCTTATGCGGATTACTCCAATAATACCACCGGAAGAAGAAGGTACAAACAGTTCTGTAATGTCAACCTCTAAAGCATTGGCAATCCTTTCCAGTGTTTCAAGCGTTGGATTTCCATTTATAGCCCGACTTAAACTTTCTTGCTTAATACCCATCTTTTCCGCAAGTTGGCTCACTGTGATGCCTTTTTCTTTACATACTTCTTTTATTCTCATGATAATGACATTTTAAGTTATAATTCAATTTATGTGCAAATATAGAAATAAATAACTCAAAAGTTATATATCATAGTTAAATATAGTTTAAAGCATCATTATTTTTCATTTAGACAATTGTAATTATGATATTAAGAGTTATATTTGCATTATAATAATAACAATAAAAGTTATAAAGATATGGCACGTTACGATTTAAGCAAGATAATGAAGAGAGCGCACAACCTTTATAAAAACGCTCATGCAAAGTACCCGACATTTGCCGATGCACTCCGTAAATCTTGGAGCATGGCAAAGTTTGAGGTTAGAGTAGCCGAAGAACGCCAGACAATAGAAGCGGAGACAAAAGCACGTGAAGCAAAGGTACGTGAAGAGAACGAGCAAGCCGCCATTAGTTCGGTTCTTCTTCGTGCACAAATCGAAGCCGACCGGATCAGAAGAGAAGCGGAAGCCAAAGCGGAACGCATGAAAGGAGAGATAGCAGCACGCAAAGAGGGCATCTCTTACAACGAGTATCAAAACCGTATTAGTCGTGCAATGGGCTACGGGTGTGGCTCGTATTGCGGTGACTAGTTTTTTTATTCATAATAATTGATTTGTTTTCATGGAAGTACTGGTTTGTGAAAATAGGTGCTTCCCTTTCACTGAATTATTAACCATAGGGGGAATTCCCCCTATCATAAATTATACTATATGATAGAAACAAAGGTTTATAAGCTCCACGAGAGCAAGCAAGTAGAGGATATTGCTACCATGCTAAAGATAGAAGGAATTAAATATCAAGTATTCGAATACGAAGAGTACACAGCAATAGAAGTGACCGGCACACCATTAGAGATAATAAAAGCCTCATCAATATACCAACAGGTTACAACCATTAAGCTATAACGAGATGGAGATATTGATAGTATTCGGATGCCTATACACTGGCTATAGGATATTTAGGAAAAAGGGAGAGCACTTCTTTGATATTTAATCAATTATGAACGCTACACTAATTATTTGTATCATCCTTCTTGCTTTCTGCATCTGGGATGAAATGTTTAACGATAACAACAGAAATCAATCAATATAACTTTAATAACAATGGAAACAATTGACTTACAAGATTTAATCACAGAGAAAAATGTAGAATTACAAGAATTCATTAAAGAACAAATGAGAGTGCACCAGCTTAGTAATTTATCAATAGACGAAAGAGAGCTAATGATAGACACTCCTGTAATAAGTACAAAGCAAATGATTGATGCTTATTATTCCACGATCCAGCATGTGGCGGCTCGGCTGATTGAATTAGAAGGCAATAATGAGGCATGGAATAAACATCGAGTTATTATCATGAAGAAAGTAGCAAAGAAAGAAAAGGAATGTAAGAGAATAGAGAAGAAAGCCCGAAAACATGAAAGATATAGCCGAAAACTCACACGAGAGTATAATATAAAATATAATGCTAATATACAACTTTAGATATTATGTGCACATCATTAGAAGATGAAATACGGGCTGTAGTAGCCGTCATGAGACGGCAGAATAGAGAAATAAAAAGGTTTATTTTAAAGGAGGACAGCATGAAGGTAACAAAGTGTACAGGAAAGTCTAAACCTCCGAAATTCGACATGAAAACGCTTAATAAGAATTTGATAAGATAAATTTGTGTTAGGGGCTTCGGCCTGGCACATTAGTTGACGCCATCAACAAAGCCACCCCGGTAACAATACGGTTGCCGGGTTTTCTTTTTATGATGGCTATTTATGAGGATGAATGAGATAAACCCACAAATAAAAAGATCAAAATGTCGTAATAACTCCAATTATTTTTGTTCATTTGTCAACTTAACAAAAAGAAAAAGATATGGAAATAGATCCGATTATTAAGCAAGCCATTGAGATTGGTATTAAATTAGGTATTGAAGCATACAGGAATGAAAGGAATGCAAACCTCAAAAACAAAAAGATTCTTATCTGCAGGTCTGATGCAGAAAGACGTTTTGGTCGTGGAGTTATCAGAAATTTAGAGAAACGGAAACTAGTATTCCCTTATCAATTTGGTATTGAAACAATGGTAAACGAAGAAGGTGACGAAATTTCCGAACCTAGAGGACATATATACTATAAACTGCATGAAATTATGGAAGCTATTGAGAGTGGAAACATTCTAAAGTGTCTTCAAAAAATACAGATGTAGATAAAATAGCCAAAAGCAATTTAATATAAAATCAACAAATTATGAAATTACAAGATTTATTGGAAAGCGATTTAAATATTTCCATAACGATTACGATCAAGGAGCTAAAAGAATTTGCAGATTATCTTCTCCAACAGTCAAAAGATGATATAGAACGTTTGATTTTAGAAACAAAGCAACCCAAAGAATACCTTACTCCCAATGAAACCGCAAAACTATTGCATGTCAACCGTAGCACATTATATCAGTGGAATAAAAATGGATATTTACGTGTAATAGAAGTTGGAGGAAAAAGGCTTTATAGACAATCTGATATTGATGCCATTTTAAATAGGAAATAATCAGAAAAGAGCTGAAAAAGCAATTGTTGGAGATTAATTTATAACTTAATAAATAATACTATGATAGGAATAGAAAGAAGATTTTCAGACGACACTCGCCTAATTGACTTAACAGTAGGAGATTTAAAAGAACTAATAACCAGCCTTATCTCAAAAATCAAACAGATAGAAGAAAAAAGATATGTATATGGTTTACAGGGATTAGCCGATTTATTACACTGCACAAAGCGACATGCTTCAAAAATAAAATCATCGGGAATACTAGATGAGGCAATAAAACAAAGAGGGAGAACTATTGTAATAGATCATGATTTGGCTTTAGAATTATTCGGAAAGCAAAATTAATTGCAATAATGAAAGTTATTAGAACCAAACTTCCGAATACCGCTATTTGGAACTGATACACTACAAAGATTTTTCCGTAGTCATTACACATGTGAGAAGAAGAATCACACTTTTCCTACCCTAATTTTGTAGTACCAATGTAGTACCATTTTCAGTTAAGAGCAAAGAAAAGCCCTTCCAGAAAACATCTGAAAGGGCTTCGTGAGGTTCCTGGCGGATTCGAACCGCCGTACACGGTTTTGCAGACCGCTGACTAAGCCACTCATCCAAGGAACC